CTGCGGCTTGCGGTACGAATTGCAGGCCGCAGAGGATAAGCGGGTTACTAACTCACTAGTGAGGCATCACATGGCACAAGTTCCGAGCAAGTTCAAGCTGTTGGAATCCACGCAGTTCAAGGCTCTGGTCGGCAAGATCGGCCGGACGCAGGCCACGCTCACCGCCGATATCCAAGTGGCGGCTGTGCAGGCCGTGGCGCACTCCATCCTGCACGGCAACATCATGCCCGCGAGCCAGCTGTACGGCGCGATGGGCAAGTCGATGCGGAAGGACAGCCTGCTCGCGTGGCTGGAGACGTACGGCTGCGTGGTCTGGTCGACCGTCGACAAGGTGATGAAGTACGACACGACGCGCAAGGGCAAGATGGAGTTCGACGACGAGGTGGCGGAAGTCCTGCTCGCCACGCCGTGGAACACCGCCGTGCGCCAGCCCGAGGCGGTATCGAAGTTCGATATCGACCAGATGTTCGACAAGTTCCTGGCGAAGTGCCGCAAGATCGCCAAGGACGCCGAAACCGACAAGTCGATCAAGGTGGCGAACGTCGAGCTGCTCAACGTCCTGTCGAGCGCGTCGGCCCAGTACTTCGACGCCAAGGCCAAGGTCGAAACGCCGAAGCCGAAGCAGTCGAAGGGCGAGAAGCGCGCCGAAGCCAACCGCGCCATCAAGGTCGAGGTCGAGGCCCAGCAGCGCGCCGACAAGTTCAACGAGCGCGTCGTCGAGCCGACCCTGCACCTGCAACAGCAGCCGCAGTCCTAACCAACGCAGTAATCACAGAGGTGGCCGGGGAGCGCAGGCTCCCTGGCCGCCTAACCAGTGGGTGGCCAAGCTATCCACTGGTTAGGCGTTGATGTATCAAACGTAGATGTGGATGATTACCACATCAATCGCAGATCACAGAGGAGGTTCAACGATGGTACAGCGCGTCCCTTCGTTCGCTGGCAAGTCGCATCGCCAGTCAACTGAGTACGACACACCATATAAACACACACGCCACGACAAGTTGCGGGGGTTTTACAGCCCCCGCAACGCGCCGCACGGGGGCGTGGTGACGACGCGACCGGCCACGCAGGTCGAGGTTGGGCCCGGCCACGAAGAGCCCAAGAGCGCTTACAACGAGCGCATGGCTAGGTATTTCAAGAGGTTAGGTGCTCGCTGATAGTAATTTGCGAGGCCTAATCCACCAACAAGGTTAGAGGCCCAGTTCAAAGGGCCACTAAGTCACTGATTCGGCTGGGCGGGGGTTGGCCACAAGTGCCTTCTTCTTCTATATATTATAATATTTTAATATAGATGATGATTTAGGGTACGCGTATGCGCGCGCGCGACCCTAGATTATATTTCCCGATTGTGCCCCCATGGTCTCCCCCCCTCCCCCTCACTCCTATTGGCACCCTATAGGAAAAGCAAGAAAGGTCAAAATATAAACTTGCGCTAATGGATTCAGTGGCCGATAATGGAAACATGTCTTTTCAACCCGCAGAATCCACTGAAAAGGGGCTAATGTGGCACGCAAGCCGCGCAAACCAGACTACGTTCCGACCTACGCGGAGTGGGATTTGGCCCTTGAACTGCACTCTCTGAAGCTCGCCGAGCTGCGACAGGCTAAGCGGCAGGCCCAAGTAAAGGAGCACCGCGACGTGGTTCGTTGGGAGAATACGATGGAACTGAAGCGCCTGCTGGACATGGTAGGTGGGAACGAGAACGACCCCTACTACATTTCCGAGAGCAGGCTGCTGCGCGAACAGTTGGCCAAGCCGATGCGCAGGCCGCAAAGCGTAAAGGGCAGCTGACATGGACGCCTACTCGACCGAACGCTACCGGCTCAAAGCCACCCAAGAAAAAGAACTGCGCACGATGGTCAGTGGCCACGTGCAAGCGCGTCAACAGCTTGAGGCCAAGCACAAGGCCGAGCTGGATGCCCTGCGCGCAGCGTACGCACAGCGCGGTCAGGTCAAACTTGGCCGACCGATACGGCCGCGCCCCGACCCCGAGGCCGTGCGTGGACTGTGGCGCGCTGGCAAGACCGCTGCCGAGATGGCGACCGACCTGCGTACCACCAAGCAGCACATCTATCAGGTGCTCAGCACGCTGCCCGAGTACCACCGGGTATGGGACATGTTGAAGACTGGTGTATGGCTGGCCGAGATTGCTGAGGAACTCGATCTACCCATGGCTGCTATCCAAGCAGTCAAGCTGTCGGCACGCAAGCGCGGCCACGACCTGTCACGCGACGCACGCTCAGCCCAGTTCAAGGGCAAGTAACCCTCATCCACCCCAAACACTAACCCAATTCGGAAAGGAGGACCGGCACGACCTCGCATACCGTGGCCCCCTGGCCAGGCGAAGGCGCAGTACCCCACTAACTGACTGAGGAGTTATCAGCATGGCAACCCCGCAGAACGGCAAGTCCCGCAAGGGTGGCAAGAAGAACCGCAAGTTCGGCCGCAACGCCGGGCGCGCCGCGTCCAACAAGACGCAGGAGCAGCGCACGCACGACAACAAGCGCAAGGCCATCAAGCGCGACGCCGACGCCAAGATCGCGGCCAAGCGCAAGAAGAACGACGGCTTCATCAAGGGCAGCGCCACCCCGCACGGCACCGCCCGGATGGAGCGGCGCACCAAGCAGCGCTGGGTCAAGGCCATGTCCACGGCCAAGGCCAAGAAGGCCGAGGCGCGCAAGATCGCGGAAGCCGCGCTGCACGGCGGGCACATCGTCGCCCTGCCCACGGCGCAGTCGCTGGCCTTGGTGGCCGCGTGGCAGAGGGCGAAGGCCGCGCACGCCGCCCGCGCCGAGAACAACCGCAACAAGCTGGTGAAGGTGTAATGATGAAGGCGCGCACCAAGTTCTACATCGACACCAAGCTGGTCGAGGTCGAGCGCAAGCTGGTCATGCTGGCCGGAGCCACCGAGGAGCGGCTGGGCCTGCTGGAGAACGCACCACCGGTGATCCCTGATCCGCCCAAGGCACCGTACCCCAACGTCATCAGCATGACCGAGCCCACGCTGAAGGCACTGGTGGCCGAGTTCGACCGGCTGCTCACCAACGCGCTGAAACAGGCCGAGACCGTCAACCGCAACCGCTTCGCCAACCTGGAGCAGCGCATCGCCACCTTGGAGGGCAAGTCCTAATCATGGAAGTCATCGACAACGCCAACGACATCACGCTACAACCCGGCGAAGCGGCTATCGTCTTCCGCCTCAACAACGTGCACGTCTACATGCACAGCAACGAAGACGCCGCGCCGGCCAGCCAGCCCACGCAGATGGTGGCCATCGTGGCCACGCTGTTGAGCGCGAGCAACCGCGACCTGTGGGCCGAGCTGCGCTCGCGCTTCGACGCCAAGCTGGAACAACAGGAGCAGGACAAGCCAAAGCCATGACCACATTCCTGTTCCTGCTCAAGTACGGCCCCGATGGGCCCGAGCTTGACGACTGCCTCGACGTCACCGTGGCCGATGGCTTTACTTTCAGCGACCTGCTCAAGGCCGAGCAGGTGGCCGTGCGCATGGGCCAGCCGCTGGACGTATCGGCGCAGCAACTCGCACGCGCAGCAAAGATGATCGGCTTGCGCGCACGCTTGGACGGTGCCTGCGACGGACCGTTCGTGCTCCGGCACGACGGCGACCTGTCACGCGATCAACTGCTCAAGCTGCTGCGCGATAAGGCGCTACTCAAGCGCGTTCGAGCTGAGTGCAGGATACAGCTATGAAGGCGACTTGCATGGACGCACGCTTGTTTGAAAGCCTGCGCGACACCACGTCCCTGTTCCTCGCCTACAAGCTGCGCGTGCATTACCTGACTGAGGCCAACTTCAAGGGCACTGCAGTCATCGCTCGCAAGTTGCACGCGCTCGGCGTGCCGGTGGAAGTGGCCGCTTGGCTGCTCACCCCCGGCGCGCCCGGCGCGCCACCGGTGTCTTGGGTTCCGCACCAGCCCGAGGTGATCGAGATTACGCCCTTGGTGCACCACTGACTCACTGGAGAACTAACAGTATGAACGCAAGCAACCTGAAGTCGGTGCTGGCCATCGTGGCCAACGCCATCGCCGTGAAAGCGGCGACCGAGAACGAGGAGCGCAACAAGCAGGCCGCGCTCGACTCCAAGGCCATGAACGAAAACCACGCCGCCAAGCGCGCCATCGTGTCCAAGCTCATCAAGAGCGCGCCCATCGACAAGTCCATCGCCATCGTCTGGCGCAGCACCGATGTGCAGAGCGACTACAGCTTCGAGGCCAAGCTGTCGCCGTGGGCGAAGGGCCTGCTCGACAAGCAGAGCGAGGATCACCGCGCCGACTGCGAGGCGCTCACCGAGAAGTACGCGGTGAGCACGCTGCGCTTCACCTACGGCACCGGGAGCAACGACTACACCCACGTCAACGTGGGCAAGGCGCGCCGGGCCGCGTACGTCAAGCTGCGCGACGAGTACGACGCGCTGCGGGTGTCGCTGCTGATGAGCGACGACAAGGCGGCAGCTGCGGCCATCCGTGCCTTCCAAGCCAAGATCGGGAAGCTGTAATGGCCACTGCCAAGAGCAAGGAGCAGCAGCGCATCGCGCGCATACGCAACCACCCGGCCAACAAGAAAGCGTTGGCTGGGATGAAGCGCAAGTACGTGCGCAAGGTGCGCTCCGACGCGAGCGCGGCACCGGAAGCGGCCAAGTTCACCACCCGCACGCCGCCCATGAAGGACGTGATCGCCTACGTGGACGAGCGCTTGCTGTTCGTCGTCAACCACGAATCGGCGCACATGCAGGTGCTGCTGAAGAAGGCCAACGAGCGCATCGACAAGTTGCAGGTGTTCGTCAACCAGCAGGCCGATGCCATCGTCAAGCTGCAATTCCCGGCCGTGGCAGGCGGCAGGGGCAAGGTCGACATCATGCGCGACTTGTTCGACAACCCACCCCGCAGCTGGGAACTGATGGACTTGACCGGCATCCCCGGTCAGGCCGACAAGCCCAAGGCACCCGACTGGCGCTCCGTCGTGATGGAGTCCTCGCGCAAGGAGAACGAGCGCTTGCGCTTGGAGGGTGTGCGCAAGGACGAGGTGATCGAGCGCCAGCGCAAGACCATCACCAAGCTGTGCACCATGGTGCCGCATGACGTGCTGAAGAAGGCCATGGAGGGATGATGCTCAACGATGTGATCTTCGATGTTGACGGCACCCTGCTCGACATCCAGCACCGGGTGCACCTGATCCGGCCACCCAACGGCGGGAAGAAGGAGTGGCGTGCGTTCCGGGCGCAAGCTGTCAACGACTCCATCATTGCCCCCATCGCCATGCTGGCGCGCATGCTCTACAACCGGCACGACGTGCGCATCATCATCAGCACCGGGCGCATGGAGGACGAGCGACCTGTCACGACCGAGATGCTGGCCGCGCACGGGGTAAACTACAACCGCATGTACATGAGGAAGCAGGACGACTTCCGCGCCGACTCCGACATCAAGCGGGAGATGCTGGCGCAGATGCGCGGGGACGGCTTCAACCCGGTGCTGGTGTTCGATGACCGCCAGCAGGTGGTGGACATGTGGCGTGCTGAAGGGCTGACCTGTTGCCAGGTGGCACCGGGGCAGTTCTAATAATCAACGGGCAGTTGGGCGAACTGGATAAGCCACCGGGCTGTAACCCCGGAGTCGCGGCTGCGCGTGGAGGTTCGAGTCCTCCACTGCCCACCAGAACGTGTGGGGGTCGCTCCCCGCTAGCGCAAGAGGCGTGCGTGAAGAGAAGCGGGTAGCTACCGCTGTTCGCCTAAGCCTGTAACAATTCAGGTCGCAGTGGTGGCGGCGACAGTATCGAACCGTACGGACCAAGCCAGTACGGATCAAGCCGTGAGAGGGACGGTATCCACCAACTACAAAGGCTCCTGCGGCTTATGCAGGAACTGGCGGTGAGCCGGCGGGCAGTGGGCATTTGGAGCCCCATCGTGCACAGATCACACTGTGGTTTGTACGGGTCCAGCCGGTCAACGGGGGCAGTACGGCATCGAAGGGTGGCCGTGGACTGTCAGTCTCAATGCGGTAACCGAGCAGGTGCGCTATGAAGTAAGGTTAGCCCCTACCTGCGGGCAGGCATACCGGAAGTGCGCAGCAGGCTGTACGCGAGGTTGCGGTCGCGTGGGCAGGCACTGACCAAGAGTGGCTGTAATGCACGAACTCCCTTGCTGGTGGACGGGACACAACGCGGCATCCCCCCGAAGGGTGCAACGCCGTGCCCGCTGGCAGGGGATTCGACTTACTTACCGAGGGAGAGCCGGCGATGGAAGGCAGGTTGAAGTGGAAGCGGGAAAAGCGTGGCCGCGTTATCCGCACGCTGTTCAAGATCGACGACGACGGACACATCAGCACCATGAGCCTCGTCGCTGCCATCAAGCGGCGAGGACACAACCGCTACACCGTGATGATCTACGAGCGCAACAACAGCCCGAGGTACTGGAGGACCGACACGCCGAAGGAGAAGTTCGACACCGAGGACATCCCGCTGGCGGCGGTCAAGACCATTGCGCTGCTGATGGCGCGCAACCAGAGCTAGCCATGGCCCGTTACGAGACGAGGCAGTACAAGAGCGACGCCGCGCCCACGCGTGGCGTGTTCATCATCGACACCGAGAGCAACAGCCCGACCAAGCCCGTCATTGAGTTCCACATCGGCAACGGGCACACCCTGGACGCGCAGATCATGCGCGTGGTGGAATACGCTGCCTTCCTCAACATGCAAGACGAGGCAGCGAAGAAGGCCATGCGCGAAATCACCATCGCTTCGGCGGTGGCACAGCGCATGACTGGCAACAAGTAAAGCAGCATGGCCACCACAGGCGCGCCCGGCTGGCATATCTAAAAGCGGCCTGTGCAGGCGACGGGGTTTTGCGGTCTTCCCCTGTCGCCTACTCCTGAGTAGACAGTCCGGGCGGGGATTGTACCAATATGCCATCCGCCCCAGTACCCAACTCATTGACTGGAGGTTACATGCACAGCATCGGCAACATCTTCCTGTTCCTGCGCTACTTCGTCGGCTTCATGTTCAGCGCGATCTTCAACGCGCCGCTGGCGGGTGTGCGCTACGCCGCCTTCCGCATCCACTTCAACGGCTGCAAGGAATGCCAAGCCAAGTACGCAGCTGGCCAGCGGCCCGACCTGTCACGCGAGGACTGACATGGCTACCATCGCCCAACTGATCGACTACTTGCAACAGTTCGACCCGGACACGCCGGTGTATCTGCTGCACACCGACCTGCCCAACGACGACGCGCCCGGCGTGCTGCTCAACGTGGCCATGGATGCGCTCAATGGCGACTAATACCACATCACCGGCCTTCCTCTGGGCACGGGAGCAGGAGCGCAAACGCGCAGAGGCTAAACGGCTTAGAGAACAACAGCGGATAGACGAGGTCTCTCTCCTGCGTCGCTTGGTGCTGCGCATCATCCAGCTGGAGCGCAGCAGCGAAGCGTGGACGCAGCTGGAGATGAAGCTGTGAGCCAACTGGAAGATGCACGCACTCGCTTCGACGTTCGCGTGCGCCAGCAGGAAGGCTGGTGCATAGATAGTGTTCACGGGCGTGCGGTTATCACCAGAGGCCAGACCGAGCCTTGGGCAAAAATCTTCGCCACTCACGAAGAAGCGCGTGCCTTCGTGCAGCGCAAGGCCGAAGAAGGCAGCGCCTACCACCGGGACGTGCTGGTGCATCTGGCGCTGATGGCTTTCCACGTAGACGAGGAAGAAGCATGAGCACCAGAATACGTCGCACCAGCGGAGCCAACGTGCGCAACCACGTCATGTCAGGAGCCAAGCCGTTCAGCGTCGACAAGGATGCCGTGACCATGCTGCTCGCTGCCTTCGGCTACCCGCAGCTAGGGTCTGTCCCGCATCCGTTCAAACACTCGCCCCTGCCTGCGGGGTGGTCCACCTGCACTTCCGTGATGAACGAAATGCTAGACGAGGAGGACATCGACACTTGACACGCAGCACCCAGCACGTACCATTGGTTCACTCACTCAACGCAGCAGAAAAGGAGTCACTGACTTATGAAGTACAGCGATCTTCGCACTACCATCCTCGCCCAGTTCCTCGCTCCGCAAGGGCACCGCATCGTCCCGGTCATCAAGGGCAAGCCCGGCGGCGGCAAGTCGGCGCTGTCCCGCGACGTGATGCACGACCCGGCGCTTGGTTTGCAGTTGGTGATCGAGTTCAATGGCTCACTGCGTGAGCCTGCGGACATCTTGGGCATCCCCTTCAAGAGCGACGACGGCACGCACTCCAAGTGGTTGCCGCCCGAGGAGATGTGGATGCTCCAGCACGGGCGCGTCGGCCTGATCCTGGAAGAGTACTCCGACGCCACGGTGGCGATGCAGAACGCCGAGTGCCGGGTCATCTACGACCGCTACGCGGGTCAGCTCAAGCTGTCGGACACCTTGTTCATCATCGGCACCGGCAACCGGACGGAAGACAAGTCCGGGGCCAACCGGGTGACGAGCAAGTTCCACAACCGTGTGCGCCAGTACATGTTCGACGAGAACATCGACGACTGGGCCGACTGGGCGCTGAACAAGGGGATCGACGTGATCCTGATCCAGTTCCTGCGCTTCCGGCCGAACCTGCTGTCCGACTTCGTGCCGGATCGGGCGATCAACCCGACGCCGCGCAAGTGGGAGGACGTGTCGCTGATCCCGTCCGAGCTGCCCACCAACTTGTACTTCGAGTCGGTAGCGGGTGACGTCGGCGAGGGCGCGGCAGCGGAGTACACCGGCTTCCGTCGCATCTACGAAGGCCTGCCCAACATCGACGGCATCATCATGAACCCGGCGAAGGCCGACGTGCCGAAGGACCCGGCAGTGCTGTACGCGCTTACGGGTGCGCTTGCTCACCGTGTGAGCAAGGACAACTTCGACCGCGTCAGCGAGTACACGCAGCGCCTGCCGTCGGACTTCCAGGTGATGTGCATCAACGATGCGCTGAAGCTGAAGCCCGAGATCAAGCAGACCAAGGCGTTCGTGCAGTTCGCGGTGCGCAACTCCAACCTGCTGATCTAAGCGAGGCGGCGGTGGATGTGGAGTGGTTGCGCCGCCCCGACAAGAAGGGCGCGCAGGGCTGCTTCGGCTTGGTCGACAGAGGCTACAAGATGTTCCTCTTCGACCAGAAAGAAGGGCAGGAATGGCACGGCAGCTACTACGACGACAAGATCGAAGTATGTCGCGTCACTTTCCCCGCCACATCCACCGAAGCCGAAGCCAGAGACGCACTGGTGGTTGCCTGGCGCATGTCGCAGTAACTCACTTAACGGAGAACCAGTATGCAACTCACGCAACTGAACGCGAAGGCCATGGCGGTCAAGCTGACCATGCGCCGCGCCAACCTGTCACGCCGCGATGCCTTTGCCGAGGCATTCATTCAGGACGAGCTGGGCGACGTCGGCCTGACGGTGGCGAAGAAGCTGTTCCGCGACAAGGCCAACGAGGTCAACAAGCTGATGAGCGCGGTCAGCGAAATCTACACCTACCACCGGCGCAACACGCTGCCCTACATCGACAAGGGGCCGCGCATCCTACCCAACAACAACTACCTGAGCTACGCCACGGAGATGCGCAACCGCATCGCCACAGTGGACGCCATGCTGGCGGCGATGATCCCGAACTACGACGCCTACGTGCAACAGGACATTGCCTTCCGCACGGCGCAGGACCAGCACCTGAAGAGCAAGCCTGCCAGCTACAAGCCGCCGTGCACCGACGAGTACCCATCGGTGCTGGCGTTCAAGGAAGCCATGTCGTTCGACCTGCGCTTCAGCCCCTTGCCGGACGCCAAGCACTTCCTGTTCGACATCAGCGACGAAGACATGCAGGCCTTCGAGCGCTCGACCGAGCAGGCGGCGGCGCTCGCGCGTGGCGATGCAGTGCAGCGCATGCTGGCACCGCTTACGCACTTGGCCGAGAAGCTGTCCAAGCCGATTGGTGCCAAGGACTCGATTTTCCGCGACAGCGCGGTGGAGAACATCATCGAAGGCATCAACGAGGCCAAGTCGCTGATGCTGGACGATTCGCCGGAGATTCACGCCACCATCAGCGAACTGGAGAAGAGCGTGGCGCATTGGTCGGCGCACCTGAACTGGATGCGCGAGTCGCCCATCAAGCGCAGCGAAGCGGCGAAGAAGATGGCCGACATCGCGTCGCAAATGGGTGCCTTCATGAACCAGCCATGAGCGACTATCCAGAAAACAGAATCACTGAGAACGAGTGGACGTTCCGCTCCTTCCACGACGGCACGGAGCAGTGGTACTACATGTCGTTCAACCTGACGGCGGAACGGGTCATCAACGGCCAGCCGGGGCGAGACCAGTGGCACATCGTGAACCGCGCCAACGACAACAACGAGATGTACCCGCAGATCGTGGCAGGGCCGTTCCCCACGGCCAAGTCGGCACGGGCTGCGCTGCGGATACTGCTACGCACGGAGAAGGAATGACCATGCTCGAAACCGTGGAGGAAATGGAGAGCGAGTGGGGGGTGAACTACTTCGGCATCAACAAGGACAACCCTTACATCTTCATGCGCAGGAAAGGACACTACACTGGCGACGCATCGGTGTATATCCGGCAGCTGCCGAAGAACAGCGGCAAGTTCTACATCCGTGACTACGATTATCCGAACACCAAGTACGGCGTGCTCGTTGCCGGTCCCTTCCCCGATCTCGACTCGGCCAAGGCTGCCTTCATCCTGCTCTACGGCAGGAGCAACAAATGAAGTTCGGCAAAATGTCCATCAAGTCCGACGCCGACATACGCAAGTGTGTCGTTGAACTGGAAATTGGTATGGACGACCTAAACGTCTTGACCTTCAGCATTACCGGAGTTCCATCCGGGGTTGCGGCAGAAATGCTGGTGAGGTGGAACACTTACCAGGACTTGAAAGACGAACTCAACTCACTCAAAGGAAACAACGATGGCGCAATTCAGTAAGCTCGACAAGGCACGGGCCCAGATAGTTATGGACCATCCCTTTGTGGCCAGCATCCTCCTGCGGCACCCGATCATCGCCCGCAAGGACATCCCGACGCTGGCGGTCAACCAGCGGGGGCAAATCTACTACAACCCCGACTTCATCGAAGGGCTCACCGTGCCGCAGGTGGTGTGGGGCTTGAGCCACGAAGTGTTCCACCGCATCGGCCAGCACGTGCAGCGGCAGGGCAAGCGCAAGAAGGGCAAGTGGAACTACGCCACCGACGCGTGGATCAACGACACGCTGGACGAGGCCAACATCGGCACGCGCATCGAGAACACGGTGAACATGCCCGGATCGCACAAGGAAACGTGCGAGGACATCTACGCCAAGCTGCCCGACAACGACGGCAAGGGGCCGAAGGGCAAGGAGAAGGGCAAGGGGCCACCGGGCGGCGATGGCGGCGGCGAGCAAGGCGACGACCCCATGGACGGCGACGGCATCGGTGATGACCTGCTGGATGAGGGCCAGCCGCTGTCCGAAGGCGAGCAGCGCGAGCTGGAAGCGCAGATCAAGGTCGAGGTTGCGGAAGCAGCGCAGGCGGCGAAGATGCGCGGCAACCTGCCAGCAGTTTTGCAGCAGTTCGCTTCCGACATCATCGACGTCAAGACGCCGTGGTTCGACATCCTTGAGCCGTGGATGGTGCAGAAGGCATCGCAGGACTACAACTGGTCGCGGCCGAACAAGCGCTACAGCGCGCTCGACATCTACATGCCGAAGATGCAGAACGAGGCGTGCATGGGTCCGGTGGTCATCCAGGTCGACATCAGTGGCTCGGTAAGCCAGGAAGAGATCAAACACTACAACGGCCACATGCGGCGCATCGTCGAATTGTGCAAACCGGAGAAGGTGCACGTCCTCTACACCGACACCGGCGTGCACAAGCACGAAGAGTTCGACCGTGGCGAAGAGATGCAGATCAACTTCTACTCTGGCGGCGGCACCGACATGCGTGCGGGATACCAGTACATCAAGGATCACGGCATCGAAGCCGACGTGTTCATCACCTTGACCGACGGCTACACGCCGTTCCCCGAGAACGTGGACATCCCGTCGGCGTGGTGCATCAGCAGCGACATCGTCGCCCCGGACGCGGCCGGCAAGACCATCCACTTCGAGATGGAGGAGAAGTGATTGAAGCAGGGACGGATAAAGCGCAGGTGCCCGCTGTGCCGCCTGGGGATCAGGTACACAGCGGGCGGGTATATCCGAAAGCACACCTGGCATGGTGCACGGTGTGTCGCCAGCGGGCTGCTGTGGAAAGCGGCTCGCGTCGTCGCTCAAGTCGGCGAAAGGTTAAGTAGATGAACGGCGCGACCTATCACTGGGCCATCGTCGGCACGGGGGAAGCCGAAGTACGGCTCATGGAAGTAAAAGACAACTACGCGTTCAACAAGCTAATCGCACGCGTAGTGTTGACCGTCGATGGTTGGAAAGCGACCATCGAAAACGTACCCACTAGCCTGCTGGTGGGGCACTTCGAGGAGTGCCAAGCAGCACAAGGGGCAGTGATGGCAGAACTCGTTGCCAACCGACTTACTGACAAGGGGAACCGACGTGGGCTGTGATATTCACATCATGCTGGAACGAAGAATCTACGACCGCTGGGTGACCGTGAGCGACTTCGCTGCCATCCACAAACGAACTATGGATTCGGGGTTGAACGACAAAGACTCCGCGCGCTACCTCTGGTGGCGGGTGAGCAACCGCAACTACGAGCTGTTCACGGCGTTGGCCGGTGTGCGCGGCGAGAAAGGAGAAGGCCCGGAGCCGCGAGGCTTTCCCGCCGACGCCGCCGACTGGACGCGCTTCTGCTTCGAGGGTTGGGGCGAGGACGCGCACAGCGCGTCGTGGATGGCGCTGCCGGAAGCGTTGCCGCTGTTCATCCGCCACAACAACATCAATATGGCGGATGTCGTGGCCGACCGATTGACCAACGGCAAAGACAAGGTGTTACTTGAACAGGCCGAGCACCTGTTCAATGTAGAAGTGGAGAAAGTCGCTCATTTGGAAGAGTTCCGCATCGTGTTTTGGTTTGACAATTGAGTTGTCCCGTTCGATAACTAACTGACAAGGAAACAGCAATGAAAGAAGTGGAAATCGTCAAGCTCGACCTGTACCAACAACGACTGGCGTGGCTGCGAAGCCTGCGCAACAACCACAAGCGCAAGGCCATGGGGCGCAAGATGTACTACCACCAGGACGAGCAGGGCAACCTCGTCTACGTTTGGGAAGCGGGAGACGACCCGGAGCATCACTACACGCTGGCCACGCACGCGCCGGACGACACCATCACGCTATGCGCGCCGCAGCAGGCCGTGTGGCAAATGACGGCACAGCGGCGGATAGAGCTGATCTGCAACGGCCGCAGGCACCGCTACAACCACCAGCAGAACATCGGCCTGCACAGCGACAAGACGCGCCACCGGAACAAGAAGCAGCACATCCGCATCGTGGCCTACCACCAAGGGCTGACCTGGCCGAACAGCATGCCGTACGAGCCTGGCCTCAAGGTGAAGGACGCCTGCTTCCTCAACCTGGAAATCTGTCAGGACTACGTGCGCAGGCTCGACAGCCGGTCGGCTGCCCACGAAGTTCGCCGCAGCATCGAGCCCATGGTCAAGCTGACCAAGGTGCTGGGGCGCATGGACCAGCTCAACCCGGAGATAGTCAAGTCTTCGGAACGGTTCAAGTGGGCCGACAAGCTGCTCGACAAGATTCCCGACATCTACAACCCAACGCCGAGGGACGCCGAGCTGATCTATCTCATCGGCTCGCGCAGCGTGCGCTCATGGCGCTACCCACGGATGACGGACGTCGAGAAGAAGGCGCACGACAAGAAGGTAGTGCTCCTTGGGCTGGCCAAGCTGCGCAAGGAGTTGTACGAGAAGCACCAGCTGTACACCTTCACCAAGGTGGATTGGAAACCGACACCGACTAACTAACCAGAAAGGAAATCAGCATGTCATTCGTAGGCATCAGCAGGACCCTGATGGACAACGTCAATCGGCAGATCAACAGCATGGAAGAAGCCGAGGCGAAGCAGCTCGAAGCGGTACTGCCGCAGCTCTCCGGCGGCGAGAGCTACGCGCAGCAGGCCATCTGGCAAGGGCACATGGAGTTCAGCACCACCCTGCCGAAGGCATGGCGCGTCAACGTCGAGGGCTACGTCCTGAAGTTCAACGTCATGATCGACGGCAAGTCGCACCAGTTCGACTCTTCCGGCACCTTCACCAAGAAACAGTCCGCGCCACGGGTCAAGAGCACCGGCTACTACAACGATTCGTGGACGCCGGAGATCAAGTTCGACATCGGTGCAACGCCACCGGAGCTGCAGCCGGTGCTCGACTACCTGCTCGCCACCAAGCAGCGCGAAGAGCGCTGGGAAAAGGTGCGACTCGACGTCAAGAAGTTCCTGGGGTCGTGCAAGTCGGTCAATGAAGCCATCAAGCTGTGGCCGGATATCGTGATGTACCTGCCCGGCGACGTCGTCGAGAAGGTGGCCGAGAAGAAGACGCAGGCCAAGACGGAGAGCACGGCTGCGGCCATGCTGTCCTCCATGAATACCGACGAGCTTACGTCGGCCGCTGTAATTGCCCGGTTGTCCGGGTTCAAGAAGTAAATCCGTCACTCACTCAAAGGAAACATCATGACCGAAGTCGAGACCAAAGCTGCATTGCAAGCCATCAAGCTGTTGAACGCGGTCGGCGCGAAGTACAAGATCATCTACCCCGACGGCACCGAGGTTGGTGAACTGGTGCTGGCCAAGGTGGAGCCGGAAGGGAAGAAGAAAATCACGCGCAGACGCGATTTCTCGCTGGCCTACGGCACCTACGCCAAGCTGATCCGGCCGATGTTGAAGAGCACCGATGTCGGCCAAGTGGCATCCATCCCCATTGCGCCGTACAACGCGGAGCGACTGCGTAGCGCCGCCACGGCGATAGCACACCACCTGTGGGGAAACGGTTCGCACACGTCGGCCATCACCAAGACGCACGTTGAAATCCTGCGCATCGCATAATGCCCATCACACCCTACACCACCAGATCGGGAGTCAAGATCGGCTTGCTCTACGAGCAGCCTCTGGCTTCCACTGACGGGGACATGGAGCTGCTGCAACGAGCATTGCTGCTCAAGCCGAAAAGGCCTTGGCGAAATAGAGTCAAGCTGGCGCTCCAGTATCTCGTTATCATCACCGCCGTACTTACCCTTTCAGGACTGACATGAACCATGAACGAACCAACTGGAGCGCAGCACTCGAAGCGAGGTTGTCGCGGATGGAGTCGCGGCTGGTGCAGCTCATGCTGCATTTCGGGCTAGACCCGTACAGCAAGACGTATTCGGCGCAACACCCGGAGCAGCACACTGGCGGCAGCGGCGACAACCCCAACCCGCACCCGACCACCACCACCATCTCGGAGGAACGCAATGGCAACCGAAAATAGCCTGAATGCAATCGAGATGGCGCGCAAGGCCTACACCAAGTTGGTCGACATGCCCGGTGGCGACGAGCGCGACAAGCTGATCCAGATCGCCAACGACGGCTACACCACGGCGCTGCTGATGTGGCGCAACCCGGAGATGGAGCTGCAGCCGCACCAGCAGGAGTCGCTGGACAAGCTGCGCGCTGCTTTGGGAGAGAGCGATGGCTAGCGACAAAAACTCTCCGTTCGGCACTTCCATCACTACCATGTCTCCGACAGAGCACATCCATCAGGAGAAGGCCCGGTTGATGCGGCAGTTGATGGACGCGCAGCAGGTAGCGCCCAACAAAGTGTGGATGCACCAGGAGAACGCTGCCTACCAACAGCCGATCCCGTTCAACCCGAAGGAAGTTCACCTGGCGGTGGAGCGAACGGAGAACGGCTTCATCCTGACGCTCGCCGGAACCAAGTACGTGGCCAAGGATGCCGACGAACTGAAGGATATCTTCATCACCGCGCTGGTCGCGCTCAAACTGGAGACCCGTAAGTGAGCAGACGAATCAAGGCACCACTGCGCGTACGCATCGCCCGCTGGTTGATGCGCGACGAAGGGGCGCAGCCATCATGCGAGCCGGCAAGAGACCCGTTCGGTGAAGACGAATCTGTCGAGCAGAACGAGATCAAGATGTTCATCAAGCCGGCGATGAACGGGCGCATCGTCACCATGCAGCAATTCAGACAAATCGGCACCAGTGGGCTCAAGTCGAACTGGCACCAGACAATCTACCTGGTGCCGGACGGCGAGGACCTCATCAAAGCCATCACCGTGCTGCTAGTCAGCTCCAACCTTGGGAAATGACGTGACTCCACTGACTTTGGATTTTGAAACGCACTACACCAAGGACTACTCGCTGTCGAAGATGTCCACCGAGGCCTACATCCGCAGCAATCGCTTCGAGGTCATCGGCGTTGGTGTCAAGGACGGCGACAAGGACGCCGAGTGGTTCAGCGGCAGCTACACGCAGATCAACGACTACCTGCACTCGCTCAACATCCACAAGCGCTACCTGCTGGCGCACAACACGGCCTTCGACGGGGCCATCCTGGCGTGGCACTTCAACATCAGACCGCAGTACTACCTGGACACGCTGTCGATGTCCCGACCTGTCACGGGGGCCACGGTTGGCGGCAGTCTGAAGAAACTGGCCAAGCAGTTCCTGCTGGGCGAGAAGGGCGACGAGGTCATCGCCGCCATCGGCAAGCATCGCGCCGACTTCACTGCCTACGACCTGCAGCAGTACGGCGAGTACTGCAAGAACGACTGTGTGCTCACCTACTTGCTGTGGAACATCATGCAGCAGTACAGCACGCCGAAGGAGCTGTACGTCATCGACATGCTGCTGCGCATGTTCATCGACCCGGTGCTGCGGCTCGACGTCGAGACGCTGAGCAGGCACCTGATCAGGGTGCAGCAGAAGAAGGCCGACCTCATGGCCAGGGTCGACGCAACGATAGGCGGGCGCGCGGAGCTGATGTCCAACAACAAGCTGGCACAAGTTTTGGAATTGCTTGGTGTGGACCCACCTATGAAGGTGTCTAAGCAGACCAACCTGATGACCTACGCCTTCAGCAAGAACGACGAGGCCTTCAAGGCGCTGCTGCAACACAACGACGTGCGCGTGCAGGCCGTGATCGCAGCGCGCCTTGGCATCCGCTCGACGCTGGAGGAGACGCGCACGCAGGCCTTCATCGACGCGTCGTATCGTGGGGCACTGGCCATCCTACTCAACTACTACGGCGCGCACACCGGACGGGCCTCAGGTGCCGACGGCATCAACCTGCAGAACCTACCGCGTGGCGGCGCGCTGCGGCGGGCCATGCTGGCCCCACCCGGCCACGTTCTAGTGGCTGGCGACTCGTCGCAGATCGAAGCGCGCATCGTGGCGTGGCTGGCCGGGCAGGCCGATCTGGTGGCCGACTTCGCGGCCGGCGTGGACATCTACAGCAGCTTCGCCAGCGACGTCTACGAGCGCCCCGTCGACCGCAAGCGGGTGGAGATCGACAAGGCCACCAACATCCCGTTCAACCCCGACAAGCTGGAAGGCTTCGTCGGCAAGACCTGCATCCTCGGCCTCGGCTTCGGCATGGGCGACGAGCGACTGCGGCAGACGCTGCGCATCGGACAGGGCGGCATCTCGGTGGACCTGCCGCTGCATGTCTGCACCGGGTTCGTCGACCGCTACCGCGCCAAATACGACAAGATCGACGCGCTGTGGGACGTGGCGCAGCAGGCCATGGTGGCAGTGTCGAAGGGCTTCGTTGCCACCTTCGGTGACGTGCTGCCGCTGCTGTGGGATCAGGACGGCATCCACCTGCCCAACGGCATGATGATCCGCTACGCCAACCTGCGGCGCGAGAAAGGGGACTACTACTACGACGGTCGCTACGGTCCGGTGAAACTGTTCGGCGGGAAGATCATCGAGAACGTGGTCCAGGCCCTGGCGCGCATCGTGGTGTTCGATCAAATGTGCAGGGTCGAGAAGAACTTGCGCAAATGGGACAACGTCCGGCTGGGGAAGAGGTTCCGGGTTGTGCTCTCAGCTCATGACGAAATCGTAGCTTGCGTGCCGACTCAGGTGGAGCTGCGCACCAAGGAGATGATGGTCAGAGTCATGGGCATGGTGCCGAAGTGGGCGGTGGGGCTGCCGATCTCTTGCGAGGTCGGCAGCGGTCCCAACTACGCCGAGTGCAAGTGAGTCACTTCGCCAGGTCCACCACCAGCCGTGCGCCAACCAGCAGGAAGGCCAGCAGGCCAGCGAAGAACATGAGCCGCCCGATCTCGTTGAGCTTCGGGTTGGACGACAAGGCGTACATCAGCACGCCCACCAGCGCCACCAGCAACGTCAGTCCGATGATCATGATTTCTCCTTGCATTTAACAAAGCGTTTACCTACCATACACACATCTCCCACCCGTGTTTCGGGGCCGGAGTACAACTCGGAGCAGCACATGCAGCCTTGGTCGTATTCGCATCTCGACAAGTTCGAGACGTGTGCGAAGCAGTTCTATCACGTCCGCGTGGCGCGTGACGTGGTCGAGCCGCCGACAGTACACACCAGTTGGGGCCATGAAGTCCACTCCGCGCTGGAGGAGCGCATCATCAACGGCACGCATCTGCCGGAGAGCATGGAGCGCTGGGAGCATCTGGCGGCGCAGGTTGAAGACCTGCCCGGCACCAAGCAGGCCGAGATCAAGATGGCCATCGCTGCCGACTTCCAGCCCACCGACTGGGACAACGCCTGGTCACGCGGTGTCATCGACTTGCTGGTGCTGACACCAACCAAGGCAGCGGTGATCGACTGGAAGACTGGCAAGTTCAAGCCGTCCGAGCAGATCGAGCTGTACGTTGCCTACACGTTCGCGCACTACCCGCAGCTGGAAGAGATCAGCGGCGTCTTCGTCTGGTTGAAGGACCGCAAGCTGTCCATCTCCAACTACAAGCGCAAGACCGTGCCTGACATCTGGCAAAGCATACTGCCACGCGTGGCGCGGCTGGAAGCGGCGTACGAGAATGACAACTGGCCAGCCAAGCCGAGTGGACTGTGCAACGGCTGGTGTCCGGTGAAGTCGTGTCAATACTGGAAGGAGCGACGATAGTGGCGCTGACGCCTGAAGGCAAAGTAAAGGCGGAAATCAAAAAGCTGCTCAAGATTCACGGTGTCTGGTTTTATATGCCGGTGCAGAACGGCTACGGCAAGGTCGGCATCCCCGACTTCATCTGCTGCTTCAACGGCAAGTTCCTCGCCATTGAAGCCAAGGCACCGGGCAAGGAGAGCGCGCTGACGCCGAACCAGCGTAACGTGCTGGAAGCCATTGATGACCACGGAGGGGTAGCCTTGGTCATCAGCGGCAATACCGACGCTCTCATCGCATTCATCGTAGCCAGTCGCATGGGGAGGTAGTGTGGCCAACGTGAAGAAAGGAACACTGACTCACGCGCCGCAGTGGTGGCGGCACCTGCGCAAGTGGAAACGGTTTTTCTGGAAGCACGAACGGCAAGCGTACAAACGGCTTATCAAAGGAGAGAGCCAATGAGCACCAAGTCGGCGAAGGAAAAGGCGTACGACTCGAAGTACCAGGCCCGGCCGGAGCAGGTGGAGAACCGCATGGCGCGCAACCGCGCCCGTGCGGCGCTGATGAAGAAGGGGATCGTCCACAAGGGCGACGGCAAGGAAGTCGACCACAAGAAGATGATCGACTCGGGAGGTAGCAATGCGGTGGGCAATCTGCGGGCGATTCCAGCAGCAACAAATCGCGCATGGCGCAAGAGAAACCCTGGTGCCTATGGGAAGAAGTGATCGGCTGATAAGCAGGTACACGGCAAAACGCCTGTTTCAAGGCGCGCCAGTTCCCGACGGCGTTGACGACATCAGCGTTAGCCAAACTATTGACCCGGAGACTTTCAACTACGGCACCCAAGTCAACTGGAAGGTGCGCGGCATGCAGCACAGCATGACCATTCCCGACGGAGCTGATGGCGGCATCATCGCAGTCCTCGTAGCCATGAGGTTGAGCACGACATGACAGTCGCAGACGACTTGCGTTTCGTGCCGCACTACTGGGTGAGGCCGTACATCAACAGCCAATCCATTGGCATGTTGTACGGCAGGGAAGTACCGGTAGGGGTCGCGCAAGTGAACCTGGGCTCGAAAGCTGGCACTTACGGCACTTGGGTGTACTGGGTCACCGACAAAGGAGGACGCCACGAAATGGCCATGCCTGAAGACGGCGACGTAACCGCAGTGATCGTGGCTATGAGGTTGAGCGCATGTTGATCTACAAAGAGAAGCAGGCTGTGTTGCTGAAGCTGCACCAACCGTCTCGGGTGACGACAGTCATCCCTACGGCCAAGCTGGTAAACCATGAAGGAAATACGCTGGTAGCCGTGCCGCACCGGCCGGACGAAGCGCGCGTGCTGAGGCAGCTGGGCTTCGACGTGCCCGAGCCGATGAAGGCGTACTACAACTGGCCCGGCCAGTACAAGCCGTTCTCGGCGCAGATCGAAACGTCGAGCTTCCTGACCATGAACAGCCGCGCCTTCTGCCTGAACAGCATGGGCCTGGGCAAGACCATCAGCGCGCTGTGGGCCTATGACTACATGCGCTCGGTCAAGCAGGCGAAGCGGGCGCTGGTGATCTGTCCGCTGTCGACCATGGAGCGGGCCTGGGCCGACGAGATTTTCCGCAGCTTCCCCGACATGACGGCCACGGTGCTGTACGGCACGGCGAAGCGGCGGCGCAAGCTGCTGGCGACGAAGGCCGACATCTACATCATCAACACCGACGGGCTGGCCACGGTGAAGGAAGACCTTGCCAGCCGTGGCGACATCAACCTGGTGATCGTGGACGAGGCAGCGTTGTACCGCAACCAAGGCACAAACCGTTGGAAGGTTCTGAACACAGTCATCAACCGCCAAACGCCACGTAGGGTGTGGGCACTCACCGGCGCGCCAACGCCGAACGAGCCCACCGACGCATGGGCACAGTGCCGCGTCATCACCCCCGCCAACCCCGAGCTGCCGAAGTACTTCAACAAGTTCCGCGAGCAGGTGATGCGGCAGGTGTCGCCGTTCAAGTGGGTAACTCGTCCCGGCGCGGCCGAGGTCGTGGCCAACATCCTGAAGCCGTCGATCCGTTACGCGCTTGACGACGTACTCGACCTGCCGGAGCAGATCACCGTCACCCGCGAAGTCGAGATGACGCCGGAGCAAAAGGTCGTCTACAAGGACATGGTGACCAAGCTGCGCGCCAACTTCGGCGGCGACCCCATCCTCGCCGTCAACGAAGCGGTGAAGGCCGGCAAGCTGATGCAGATCGCCTGCGGCGTGGCCTATGGCCACAACGGTTCGGAAGTGGTGCTCCCGGCCGCGCCCCGCGTAGACGTGGTGAAGGAAGTCATCGAGGAATCCGAGGGCAAGGTGCTGGTGTTCGTGCCATTCACCAGCGTGCTTACGCACTTGGCTGCGGACCTGCAGGCTGAATTCGGGTTCGACGCAGTGGAGATGGTGTACGGCGACGTGACCAAGGACGCCCGCGACAAGATTTATTCGGCGTTCCAGAAGCGCGACGAAGGGCCACGGGTGATCGTGGCTGCGCCCGGTACGATGAGCCACGGGCTGACGCTCACGGCGGCCACCACCATCATCTGGTTCGCGCCGATCTACAGCAACGAAATCTACGAACAAGCGTGCGCTCGCGTACGTCGCCCAGGGCAGTCCCGCACGACGGTTATCGTGCACATCAGTGGCTCGTTGGTGGAGAAACGCTGCTACGAGCGGCTGAAAAACAAGCAGCGAATTCAAGGCACTCTGCTTGATTTGCTGGAGGAGGAAGAAACCATTTGACGCTGGCGTAGTGCATCACTAACATCACTGACTCGAAGGACATCATGAAAGTATCGGAACTGGTTGGGAAGTACATCGAACTGCGCGACAAGAAGGCTGCACTCAAGGCCGAGTACGATAAAAAAGTCGAGTCACTCGACGCGGTGCTGGCGCAGATCGAAGCGAAGTTTTTGGAGGTGTTTCAGCAGACCGGCATCAACTCCGTGGCGACCGAAGCGGGGACGGCCTATCAGGCCATCCGCACGTCGGCAACCGTCGCGGACCGCGACACGTTCTTCGACTTCGTCCGCAGCAGGGAAGAGTGGACGTTGCTGGAAGCGCGGGCAGCAAAAACCGCAGTCGAGCAGTACAAAGAAGCGCACGGTGAATTGCCGCCGGGGTTGAACTGGCGTGAAGAACGCGTCGTCAATTTCCGTCGGTCGTCGTAATCCAACAAGGAGCAATACACTCAATGAACCTCGTACCGTTTGAAAACTCGGCGTTGCCGGCCTACCTGGCAGACCCCCACGCAGCATCCCTCAACACCGACCTCACCAGCCACACCACTCCGGCGTTCCCGGTCTGCTCGATCAAGGGCAAGGTGTTCGCCATCGTCCGCGACGGCGAGCGTCAGATGGTGATGAACCCGAAGGACCCGGACAGCCCCGCCACGCACATCGACGTCGTGCTGGTGAAGGCCAACAAGGCCACGTCCAAGGTGTTCTACCTCGAAGGCTACGACGAGAAGGCCGAAGCCAAGAAGCCCGACTGCTGGTCGAACGACGGCGTCAAGCCGGACCCCACCGCCGAGTCGCCGCAGGCTCCCGCCTGTGCCGGCTGCAAGCACAACCAGTGGGGCAGCAAGGTCAGCAGCGACCGTGCCGACAAGACCGCCAAGGGCAAGGCCTGTGCCGACGTAGTGCGCATGGCCATCGCCGCGCCCAACATGATCAACGACCCCATGCTGCTGCGGGTGCCCCCGGCATCCCTGCGCACGCTGGCCGAGTACGGCGCGATGCTGGCCAAGCGTGGAGTCGGCTACAACAAGGTCATCACCAAGGTGGCGTTCGACATGGAAGTGCCGACGCCGAAGCTGACCTTCAAGGCACTGGCGTTCATCACCGAGGACATGTACGCGCAGGCCAAGGAGATCGCCGAGACCGACCTGGTGAAGAGCATCATCGGCAGCATCTTCGGCACCGGTGAGCAGGAGCCTGCTGCGGCTCCCGCGCCTGCGCCCGCTGCGGCCCCTGCCAAGGCCGTGGCTGCGCCCAAGCCGGCAGCGGCTACCAAGGCGAAGGCGAACGGCAACGGCGCTGCTGCAGCCCCGGCTGTGGCTGCTCCCGTGGCTCCTCCGGTTACGCCGGATGTCGCCAACATGAACGTCGATCTGAACCTGAGCAATCTCAGCTTCGACGACTGACTAACGCAGTAGCAAGCGGCAGCGTGGGGGCGCTGCAATCCCCCACGCTGCTCCCTGTAAGGAGCAGTCCCATGGCAATTGCAATAGACAAGCGGAAGGTGCGCGGGGTGGTGCTCGCCTGTAACGAGCTGCTGAAGGCCAACGAGTTTGGCTACGGCGACGCCATCATCGGGCTGTCCGAGCTGATCGGCCGCATCATCGTCGACAAGTCCGGCACGTCGATCCAGGCCGAAGAGTTGCGTCAGGTGGTGATCGACCACATCACAGCCACCATCAACGCAGGGGCCGAAGCAGCGGGGAAGGTAGTTGTCGCTCGGGCATGACGTGGACACCCGTGAATTCTTCGAGGCAACTCTTCCCGACACGGGGTACTACTACCTGTTCCTCCTGCCAGCGCGGCGGCACATCGCCTTCGCCTCGCTGGAGGAGATGGCCAAGGCGGTACTGAAGTATGACAACAACCCGAAATGTACGGTTTACCACGCTTGTTCCTCGTTCACGCATCAGAGCGTGGTGGGCGAGGATGGAAAGAAGAAGCACCGCGTCCCGGCTAACCATCATCGCGCCAAGTCGCTATGGATTGATGTCGATTGCGGTGAGGAGAAAGCGGCTGAGAAGCGAGGCTACCTTACCAAGCTGGATGCGTGGCAAGCCGTTTCAGCCTTCTGCACGAAGGTAGGGCTACCGCTGCCGCTGGTGGTGGATTCCGGCAACGGCATCCACTGCTACTGGCCGCTGACCAAGTCGATCAAGCCTGGCGCGTGGCAGGTGCTGGCCGTTGGCTTGAAGGAAGCGCTGGCGCGGGAAGGGGTACTGGTCGACCCGACACGTACGCACGACTTCAGCAGCGTGCTGCGGCCACCGGGGTCGACCAACCGCAAGCGCGAACCGCATCGCCCGGTGCTGGTGAAAAAAGCTACAACTTTCGTTGCTCCGGAGCTGATCCAGCAAGTACTGCTTCAACTGGTTGGCAATGTAACAGTTCAAGCGCCCACTGCGCCGGCCGGTACTGCAGGGGACGCGTCGATCAACGAGGACCTTACAGCTCATCTGCCAACATCGTTGCCATCTTCCGCCGAGGAGATCGCCAACCGCTGCGCGCAGGTGGCGGCGGTGCGCGACACCAAGGGCGACGTCAGCTACGAGCACTGGCGCGGCGTCATCGGCCTCATCAAGCACTGCACCGAGGGTCTGCCGCTGGCCGAGGCATGGACTGAGGAGCGAGCGGCCACCGGGCACAGCAGCGTCGACTTCAAGACGCGCTACGAGACGTGGACGACCGGCCCTCCGACCTGCGACTTCTTCGCCGGGGTCAACCCGGCTGGGTGCAACGGCTGTCCGCACTCCGGCAAGATCAAGACGCCGATGGTGCTCGGGCGCATCGAGCCGGAGCCAGCAGCCATGCTGCTGTCGATGGAGGTCGATGGCCAGCCGGTCGATATCGAAGTGCCACCACTGCCCAACGGCTTCTCCTGGAGCGGGCAGCAGCTGATCCGTTGGCTGAAGCGCGACGGCAACTCGGAGCCGTTCCCGTTCTGCAAGACGCTGTTCTACCCCATCAGCCGCCTGAAGCGCGACGATGGCACCTACGGCATGGGCATCCGCTCGCACACCAACAAGCGCATGCGCGAGTTCGAGATCGACACCGGTCTGCTGGCTTCGCCCACCAAGCTGTTGGAAGCTCTAGGGCATAACGGAGAGATCGTCAGCATGAACAACAAGGACTCCAGCGCGCACGTCACCGCGTACCTGCGCGATTCCCTGGAAGAGCTGAAGCAACGCGCTGACGAGCTAAGCGTGATGACCTCGTTTGGCTGGAAGAACGAAATGCAGGACTTCCTGATCGGCAAGCGGCTGTACCGCAGCGACGGCAGCATGCGGGTAGTGATGCTGGGTGGCATCGGCAGCGCCTACGCCGATCACTTCCCCGAGCCCATGGGCACGGTGGAGAGCTACAGCAAGGCGCTCAACCACGTCTTCGACCGCCCCGGCATGGAGTGTTTGCAGTACGCCATCGCCAGTGGCTTCGGCAGCGTGCTCACGCCGTTCGGCGAGGACGACTACCACGGGCTGATGGTCTGCCTCACCGGTGGCAAGACCGGGCAGGGCAAGACGTCGGCCTGCGCTGCCGCGCTGTACGCCTTCGGGGATGCGCCGAGCATGACCATCCTCAGCGAGAAGGGCACCACCGTCAACGCCTTCTACACGCAGATGGGCGTGTATGCCAACCTGCCGCTGCTGATGGACGAGTACACCAACATCAAGCCGGAAGAGCTGAGCGACTACTGCTACTCGATCTCCGGGGGCAAGGACAAGAAGCGGCTGTTCAACACGCCGAAGGGCGTGCGCGCCTCGACCCATACCCACTGGCGGCTGAGCCCGTTCGTCACCACCAACAAGGACCTGCACGCCATCCTCGCGCTGCACACCGCCAACTCGCAGGCGGAAGCCGTGCGGTTGATCCAGATCAAGGTGGACACCTACCCCATCCCCATCCTGCCCGGTGGCGAAGTGCCATCGGCCATGACGCAGATGCGGCTCAACCGGGGCAAGGCGGGCGAGGCGTTCATCCGCTACGTGGTCGCCAACCGGGACGAAGTGTTCGCGCTCTACCGCGACACCATCGCCTCGTTGGGCGAGGAGATAGCCGGCCCGAAGTACCGCTTCTTCCGCAACCAGGGCGCGGCTACGCTGACGGCGCTCAAGTTGATGAACCAGCTGGCAATTGCCAACTTCGACTACAAGCAGTTGTTCGCTTTCACCGTTGACTTGATGAAGCGCCTGGCTGAAGACGTCACCGAGCACAATACGTTGACAGCCGAGAATGCGATCAACCAGATGGTCAACGAGCTGAATCCACGCATCTTGTCCACGGTTGAGTTCCGCGACAACCGCGATGCGCGTGGACCGGAGATCACGCAGCGCATCCCGCAGGCCGTGGCCGGACGCTACATCATGGGCAGCGCGAGCGGCAAGGAGCCACTGGCCGGTCGGCTGTACCTGGTCAGGAAGGAGATGCGCGACTGGTGCATGAAGCACCGGATGGAGCTTGACGCGGTGCTGACCTACCTGCGCGACGCCGACCTGCTGGTGGCTGACAACGAGCGTTTCACGCTGACTCGCGGCACCGAGCACGCGATCACTAACCAGATGTGCGTGGTGATCAACATGCACAAACTCTCGGACCAACTACCAAATAGTCCCAAGTTAGTAGTCCACACCGGTGGACGCGCTGTTGCCACGGACAAAACGGGGGTGGTACAGTAGCGCCCACCTTGTTGGTTCCCCTCCAGCCCGACGGCCCCCCAGCTGCTCGGGCTTCTTTTTTACTGCGGCTGGTAGGTCCCTGCCACCGCAGCTTCCACGAAGCGCCGGTTGGTCTTGGTGTAGGGCACGCCTTCGAGGGTCATGGCCTCGCGCTTGCGCTGCGCCATCGGTGCCTTGAGCAATGACGACAGCGGCGTGGCCTTCAGGCCGTTGCGCTTCTTGGCTTCCTGCAGCTGCTTCCACTCTTCGCGCACTTCGGTCAGTGCCGCCGAGTCGTTGTTGCGGTAGGCCTCGGCGTAGTCGTTGCGCAACCGCTTCTCGCGGTCGTCGTAGAAGGTGTCCATCTCGTACTTCTGGCTCTTGATCATCTGCGGCCGGGTGATCTCGGTGGTGGGCAGGCCCAGCCCCTGCAGGACAATCGAAGCGAAGGCGAGATCATCCGGCGACATCACCACGTCGCGGTTCTTCGCCGTGATGCCCTCGGTGGCGAAGCGCATAGCCTTCAGCGCGTTGCCCACCCCGTTCGGCATGAACCCCTCCAGCCCCTTGTAGTAGTCGCCTTCCATCATGTTCCCCAGGGCCGTGGCGAAGCGTGTCCCCAGCCCGCCCACCGACGGTCCGGCCAGCGCCGTCACCGCCTCGGCGTAGCCGCTGCGCGACGTCGGGTCGAAATTACCGTAAGGAAGTAAGGAGAACGCAGTACCCATGCCGAGCTTGCCCGACATGTTGAGCCCCGCCGCCGCCGGCCCCCCGTAGAGCAGCAGATCGGCTATCGAGTCGTTGCCGATGGCTCGACGCAACTTCATGTCGACGTCGTCCGGCTCGTCCGGGTCGCCGAACAGCTTGGTGGCGAGCCAGGCGATGGCCATGGCCCCCGGCATACCCAGTGCGCCGCCAAGCGCGAACGTGTGCAACAGGATGAAGCCAAGCCCCTTGCGCGCCGCCAGCTTCACCTGGTCGTTCTCGCCCTTGAGCGCGTTGGTGAGCAGCCGCGAGATCAACGACACCTGGATGATCTGGAAGCGCCGGAACTGCCCGAACACGCTGCGCCATGGGCCGGCGATCAGTCGTGGCGTGTTGAACCCGTCGTAGCTGCCATGGGTCTGGCTGACGATGCCCTTGGCGTAGCGCGTGGCCTTGTCGTCGGGCATGCCGCGCTCGCGCTGCAGCCGGTAGGCGGCAACCGCCGTGGCTACCCGGTTGATGGACTCCACCCGCACGTTGATCCCGCGCAGCACCCGGTCGGCACGGTTCCAGTAGGCGCTGAACTTGCTGCCGTCGCCCGAGGTCGCCCACTTGCCCATGTCGACGTCGATGCCGATGTCGATCTGCCCGCTGTCCACCAGCTTCTGCAGCATCTCCCGCACGTCCTCCGGTGCCTTGGAGAAGTCCATGCGGTCGGAGACGCCCAGGCCCTTGAGCATGGGCCCCAGCTCCTGGTAGGCCCGCGTCAACGCCCGCGCCGAGCGGAAGTAGCTGTGGTCTCCGGCCAGCACCGGCAGCGACATGACCGCAGGCTGCAGAATCTGCTGCAGGTAGAACGCCGGGTTGGTGGCCAGCATCCACACCGAAGTTGCGCGCTTGACGATGTTGGACGCCGTCTGCGGATGACTCTCCATGCTGGCGGCGTGGCGCAGCAGCAGCTCGTTGTAGTAGCGCATGTTCGAGGCGCGGTCGCCCTTCTTGGCCGCCTCGCGCATGACGTCGATGCTGTCCTGGATGCCTTGGTGGTTCTCCAGCGTGGATAGGAACAGCGAGTCGGCGCGTCCCTGCGTGGCGAAGGCGCGCATCATGTTGACGTCGGCTCCGGCCACGTACATCCGGCGGCGCTCCGAGTGTCGGGCGCTGGCTTCCTGCTGCGCCGTCAGGTACAGGTCGCTCAGCATCGAGTTCATCTGCTTGAGCGGCTTGTTGGCCTTGGGATCGTCGCCGAACTGCTCCTGCAGCAGGTTGCGCATGCGATGGAAGGCGAGGTAGATGGTGTCGCCACGCAGCAGTGCGTCGCGGGCCGCTTCCTTCTCGTAGGAGTCGACGAGTCCGTCCGGGTACTGCGCCTTGATGTCGTCGCGGATGGCCTCGGCCTCGCCCAGCGTCTCGGCAAACTGCACCTGGTAGTGCTCGGCGTTCTTGCGCATCTCCTCCAGCGCCTTGGTGTCCTCCGCTTCCTCGGCGTCGAGATAGGCCCGCGACTTGGCCACGGTGACGTAGTCGCCGAAGCGCTTGAGCGGCGCGTAGGGTCCGTTGGCCGCAATGGCCATCAGCTCGCTGTACTCCTTCAACCGGGCATCGCGCTGCTCAGCCAGCGTGCCAGCTTCCTTCTTCAGGTCCCGGTACTCCTTCTCCAGCTCGATGAATTCCGCCGGGTCGATGGTGGTCGACGCCATCTTCTGCTTGATGGCCGCGATCTCGGCGTCCACGCCCTTCACCCGCTCAGCGTAGTCGGCGGTGATCGACTCGACCACGGCCTTCTTCTTGGCCTGCAGCATCTCGTAGCCGTGGGCGAACACGTCGCGCACCAGCTTCTGCCCTTGCGGCGACAGCGCGTTGAAGCGCTGCTCCAGCCCAGGGTCTAGCTTCACCTGCGAGTCGGGCTTGATCCTGTAGCCCCACTTCTGCGTGTAGGTGGAGTCGTAGATGTAGCGGTTGACGCTACCCATACCGATGCCACGCTCGCCGATGGGCAGGTGGTCGTACTGCTTGAGCACGTCTTCGATCTGCTGGTTGACGCGCAGCCGGGTTGCTTGCCGGCCGTACTGGATGTCCATGTAGTCGCGCACGGCCTTGCCGAACTCCTTCGGCGAGTGGCGCTGCGCCATGTCGGAGATGTCCTCGGTGATGGCAGCGAACAGCGCGCTCTTCTTCATCCAGTCGTTGAAGGTGGTCCAGATCGCCTTGCTGGTGCGGCGCGCCGGCGGCGGCAGCTGAGCAAAGGTGCGCTCGGCCAGCGCAACGCGAGTGGATGCCTGATAGTCCGGGCGGATGATCGGCCTGTACGGCAGCGGGTCGCGGGCGGTAAAGAAATTGGGCAGCGGCACACCTGGCGCGTCCGACGAGATCACCGCCGGGTCGCCGCGCAGGTGCAAAGGCGTAGCTGCTACATCGCCTCGCAGTCCACGCTCGCGCTGCGTCGACACCTCGCGTGCTTCCTGCTCTCCTGCGGCGAGCATGTAGAAGCCATGCGAAAGCTCGTCGACATAGTAGTCAATGTGCAGGTCGTCGAGCAGTCTCTGGTAAGCGGCACGGTACTCAGCCTTGGCGTCTTCCAAGAGCTTGCTGTAGTCCAACTTTTGCTGCATGTAATGCTGACGTGTGTCCTTGCTGTGATACCCCCTGTCCCGCGCTTTGACCTGGGCCAGCTCAGTGTCTTCGACAATCCGCTGGAAGTGGTACACGTCATTGGCCTTGTCCCGCAGACTTTCTATTGCTGCAGGGTTGGCGTCCAACAAGTTCCTCAATGACTGAATAAGCTGCTCGGTCTTGAACGCTTCGTAGCCGAGGTCGGTGATGACGTCATGCGGACCACCCTTGGCGATCTTCGCTTCAAGGTCCTTCAGCGCGGACTGCAGGTGGCTGTGCATGGCCCGCAGCGCCTTGCGGTTGCCGATGTCGAACAGCAGCGCGTTGGACCCGGCATGGAAATCTTCCCGCATCTGTATCCAATGCTGGACTTCATGCAGCAGCACGCTCAGCTGGTCTTCGCGGGTCGCGTGCCGCCAGGTCTCCTTGGGAACGCGAAGAGTGATCTGGTGAGTGTCCGGGTTGAACCCGCCGCTGATGCCGTAGCCTTCTTTCTCGTCGCTGTATTTCAACGCCACCAAAACATCGCGCAGCTCGGGGTAGGCAGCGAACAGCTCCGGGTGGTCGAGCACGTCGCCGAGCTTGTAGACGCGCCCGCGTTCCGGCATGTTGTACTGATCCAGAACGCCAAGCAGCGCCTTGGTGTTCTTGCCGAGCGGCAGCCGCCATTTGGCGTTGATGTCGCTGATCTCGAAACGCGGCTTGTTGTCCTTCCCCCAGATAATCCCGGTCTTTTTGTACGCCCGCCTGGCATAGGCCAGACGTTGCTTCGCGTCCATGCCCTGCATCTGCATACGGTCAAAGACCATATGCACTACCTGATCATCGGTCAGCGTTCTGGCAGAAGGCCCGACGAAGCTGGCTTGGTACTTGCCCTCGTTCCCGTCGCCTACGCCGTAGCTGACTGTCACCAACTCGTCGGGGATACCCTCGGTCACGTTCGGCGCAGCGGCCCTGCGCTGCTCGGCAGTCATCGTACGGCGATGGGCCACGTCGCGGGCCTCGCGCTCACCGGCAATGATCTGGTAGGCGATGAAGGCGATGTCGTCCTCCATCAAAGCCTTCATGTCTTTCTTGACAGCGGTCAGCTGGTCATCTATGGCTGCGACCGCATCTTCTGCCGGCTTGGTAATGGCCTTGCGTTCGGTGTAGGTGAGGAAACCGTACGGCGTAGAGGATATGTTCGCCAGCAGTTTTTTGTGCACTTCATTGCGTCGTTCACGTGCCTCTTTGTACTCTTTGTCTTCTGTGTCGTAGTTGCGCTCCTTGTAGGGCTTCGCCCGATTCTTGGCGATAAGGTCGTCTATCTCTTCACTTATTTTTTCATAGTCGAGCTTGAGCTGGTCACGCGCTTCCCTATGCAGTCTCCTTTCTTCATCCAGCGCTGCTTCCCTGCGCTTTACTTCGGCCTCGGCTTCCTTGACTTTTTCCTGAGCCTTTTTCTTCTCCTCGACAATGGCCTTGCGCTGCACGTCGAGCGCTTCCAGCTGCGGCAGGTTCTTTACATGCTTGTCGAATGCTTCAAGCCGACGCTCACGAATCCAGTTGTCCTTGTACAGAATCGGTATGGCTTTGTGGACACGGCTCAACAGGTTCTGGCTGGTCAGGTCCACCGTGTCGGTGTTGCCGCCGTTGGCGAACGTCTCCCTCGACTGAATCCAGTGCTGGACTTCGTGCAGCAGGGTGCCGATGGGATCGGTAGCGTGCGGGGTGACCACGATGTTGGTGCCGTCGAACCAACCCTGCGTGCTGCCGAAGAAATCGAACAGCATCTTTTGCTTGCGGAACACGACGTTGTGCAGCTCGGGGTAGGCAGCGAACAGCTCCGGGTGGTCGAGCACGTCGCCGAGTTTGTAGTCAGTGCGCTGTCCAAGCGCAGCGCTCTCCGTGATCTGGTCGAACGGGACTTTCCACGTGGCGTTTTCGTCGCTGATCTCGAAGCGCCACTTGCCGTCGGGGCCCTTGTGCCAGCCCGAGGTCTGGCGCAGCCTCTCCATCAGCTCGGCCGTCGGTGCCGGCAACTTGTCTGTAGCAGCCTTGATCAGCTCCAGCGACTGCCATGGCGCAGTGACGGCTTGCTGCCCGGCGAAGGTGGCCTGATATCCACGCTGGCTAGCGAGCGGCATGCCGCGCATGGCCAAATGCGCTGCGCCGTAAGCCAGGTCGACAACGTCGCTCGCGCTCAGCTGGTCGAAGTGGATGCCGAACTTGTTGAGTGCTCTCTTGATTGCCGACCACAGCTGACGGAACCAGCGACCAAGTGGCGACCTGACGTCGAGCACAGTGGGGTTGACCCCGGCCTTGACCGCCTCTTCGACGAAGTAGGCCAGCAACTCGCGCTCTGCCTGTGCGCCCTTCGCCCCTGACTCTTCCAGCCGAACCAGCGCAGCCTTGGCGATGCGCTGCTCCAGCTTGCCGCCGCTTTCAGCGAACTTGCGAATCTGGTTGACTAGTGCTGCGTGCGCACCGGGAGCCAGCATGTTCTCCAGTCCGATGTGCGTGCCGACTTCGTGCATGAACACGGCGGGGCCAGTGCCGGGGAGGATACGGTCGGCAATCAGCCAGACTTGATCGCCGTAGGTGAACGCCTGATCGCCAGGGTCCATCTGTCGACGCGCATCTTCAGGGATGCTCGGGTCGTCGGCGCTCTGCACGACGTGCAGCAGGTCCTTGTTCTCGGCTTTGATATAGGCCGTGACTTCCCGCTGCAGCGTGGCCGCGTCGTAACCGCCGCCAGTACCTTGACGCTGACTGAAACGTGCAAAAGCCCGTGGCGAGTAGATGCGCTCCGGCAGGCCAGCGGTGACGCTGGTGTCCCGAGAAACCACCAACTGCTTCATGCCTTCCAGCAGACCGGGTGCCTTCTCCTGCACTTGCGCACGCAGCGTGCGCAGCGCTTTCCGAATCTCAGCAATGCTGAAGCTGCCCGGCTTGAACTTGTTGTAGAACTTGATCCCGTTGGGCACGACCATCGACGACCGCACCTTGTCGATGAAGCCCTTGTATTTATCCAGCACAGGAGTTGCATCCGGCGGAACACCGGCAGCGTGCACCTCCACTACCCCTTTCCTTGGAGAGTGGACAATAAGCGTCTCGACCACGGCGTCGCGGATAGAGTCCGACTGCGCCAGGATGTCTCCGTCGAGAATCTGCAGACCAGATGCCCTGTCGGGGAACGTGATGTACCGAGCCATCGCATTCTTGATCGGCCCGAACTGCCCGATGGACACGAACCCTTCCGCATCTGCGTCGGCCATCGAGAACGATGGCTTGCTGCTGGCTTGGTAGTCGACCTCCGGCAACGCGTGGACAGGCACGCCGTGCTTGGCGTACTGCTGCAGCACCTGCGCCTGCGTTACACCGGGACGCTCACCCTTAATGAGCATGTCGCCGATAGCATCGTTGTCCTTGTCGATCCGGTTGCTCTCTTGGTACGCTGCCAACGAGCGGTCGAAGTAGTCGCCAAGGTCGTCCTTCAGCTGCCGCTGCAACTGCGCGCTCTTCTCGGCACTCATGTACCGGCGCATGCCGAAGGCTTCGTAGAAACGCTTGAACAGCGTATCGGCTGCGCTCTCGTCGCCTTCCGCCTTCTCCAGCCCAGCGCCACGCCACAAGCCGTCGGCCAGTTTCCTGTTGGCCTCGGTTGCAGCTTCCACCTTGTCGTAACGCGCCATGATGGCGTCTTCAGTGATAGCGCCCTGCACATCCACCGATGTGTCCTTGATGATGGCCACCGGCTTGGCACCGTGCTTCTGCACAAGACTGTCGTTCTGATAGCCCTTGCTGCGCAGGTTCAGGTCGGACTTGCGGAACACCAGGATGGTCCCGCCTTCGTCATCGAACGCCTGCCCATCGCGGGTGGTGCTGACGTTGGCACCGACGCGCAAGCCGTTCTTCATGATGCTGTCGATGTCAGCGTCGTTGCGCACGGCGTGGAACGCGTACTCGTCGCTGTCGAGGTATTTCTCGGCACCAGTCTTTGGCGCAGTGCGGCTGGCCTGGTACTTTTCGTCTTTCCTCACATAGGGTTTGTTGTTGACCCAGAGGATCGGCTTGAAGTGCGGCCCCATCGTTTCGTGGACACCTGCGCCACGGAAGTCAGCGGGGTTGAACCCGGCGGCGCGGGCCTCAGCAGGCGTGGCGAATCGGCCTATTTCTGCTGGGGCGCGACGGCTGGCCTGGTACTTCGGCCCAGCAGCTTCTTGCGCCATCCAGTCCCGCGCTTCCTTCTCACTGGCGAAGTGCTCCAGCACGCCCTGCGTGTCGTGATGCACCGCGTGCGTCATTCCGGCAGGGAACGGCGTGGGGCTGTCCTCCTGCGTGATGACTTGGTACGGCCCTGTTGCTGTCGCAGCAACTGGTGCGGCTTTCGGCTTGCTGCGCGTGATCTTGTCATCGAGCAGCTTGACGTCGTTATCCGTCCAGTTGCTCTCGCCGCCGTCGATGAACTCCTGCTTCTGCGCGTGCGTCAGTTCCGACCACTTGCGGTAGTCGGGATGCAGTGCGACTGCCGCGTTCCACCACCACATCGCCTTTTCGCGGGTGGACATGGCCATGTACTGCTCTTCCAACTCCTGCCGCTTCTTGGCCTCGGTCGCGGTGACGGGCGTGCCGGGTTTCTTCTCGGCAGCGGCCACCCGTTTCTTCTTTTCCTTCTCGCCCTGCTTGACCACCACCTCGGCGGTCTTTGACGGCGCAGCTGCCGTGCCGCCGGGTGCTTCCGTCTTCGTCCGCAGTGGCGTGAGCGTGCCGGCTACTTCAGCCGCTGCCTCGCCGGTGTGCACGGTGACGCCGCTGGGCGTCTGGGCTGCCTTCAGTACGCGCCCTTTTTTGCCTTTCGGAAGCTGACCTTTTTTGGCACCCTTTCCGGCAGCTTTTTCATGTCCGGCGTCGCCGCCGCGAACTCCTTCGCCACCTTCGGATTCGTTGCGAACAGTTTCTTCGCCTGCGCTTTCGACTTGAACGGCATCTGCGTCCTCCTCGGTTTCCCGGTTGAGCGTGGCATCGACTTCTACGACACCTTCCAGTTCGTTCTCGACTTCGCTGACCTTGCGCTTTGACGCCTTGGCGATCTCGATCTTCACCCGCGACTCGATCTCGGCCGCGAGGGCTTTCAGTGCCTTGAGGTCGGCATCGTCTCCCAGGTCCTTGGACAGCCGCGCCATGTCGGCCCGCGAAGACAGCGCCTGCCCTGGCTTCAGGCGCGCCTGCAGCAACTCCATCAAGCGCACCGACATGCGCTGCAGCTGCGCGTCCGACCAAACGTATTCGCCCTTGTCGTTGCGCGCACCGAGCCGCTTCGCCGGGTCCTTGCCATCGACGAGCTTGCGCAGCCGGCCCAGCTCCTGCGCCAGGTCGCCGGGCCTGACGTCGCCTTCGTCCGACCCCTGGCCCGAGCCAGCGGAGCCAACCTCGTACAGCCCCTCTTCCATCTGCTGGCCGGTGCTGGCGGTCACCATGCCGCTCTTCTTTATGCCGACCTCATCGGCGGCCTCGCGCACCGGCGCGGCTTCAGTTACCCGCGTGTCTTCCACACCCTGCGTCGCGGTGCGAATCTCGGCGGCGTTCTCATCGGTCACTACCTCTTCTTCGGCACGGGTGGGCAGCTCTTCCAGCGGCTCCACCGTGATGCCCATCTTCTCGGCTGTCTCTTCCATCGCCTTGCGATACTCGATGGCGATGGCGCGCACGCGGCTGCCGTCGATGTTGTGCCGCTTGCCGATCTCGGTGGAACTCTCGTCGGTCTGTCCCGCGCCGTACTCGACGGCGATCATGTAGTTGCGTGCGCCAAGCCCCTTGAACTTGGCATTGACCGCCGAGAAAAACTGATCGCGCAGCGACGGCTCGACGCCGCTCTTGATCTGGTCGACATCCTTCGGCTCCAGCCGCATCTCCTCGGCCACTTCCTGCTCGCGCTGGCGGTAGTTGCGGGCGAGCACCTTCAACTGCTTGACCGGGAGCTTGAGGCTGTCGGCGAGCGCCTGCTGCTTGGCTTCGTCGTCCTTGATGCCGGGCCAGGCTTCGGCGACGGCGCGGGCCTTCTGCGCCTGCTCGGGGGTGGTGTACTTGCTGTTGAGCTTGGCGTAGAACTCGCCCTTCTGCGGGTGCTCGGTCTTGCCTGCGGGCGGCGGGGGCGCGGCGACCGTAGCAGGCGGCACAGTGGTAGCCACGCCCTCTGGCGGCGCGCCCGCTGGCGGCGTAGTGGGAACTTCAGCTGCCACCCCCGGCAGTTCCATTTGTCCTGTCGGTGGCGTAACAACTTGACCTTCGACTGCAGTCTTGACTTCCTTGGTCGCCGCCGCAACAGCTGCAGCGATCATGTCATGCAGCTGGGACAGCTTGCTGATCCTGGCGTTGTCCTTGGCCTTGTCGCGCAGCTCGGAGATCAGCTGCAGCGCTTCCAGGATGCTGGTCGGCGCAGCGTTCTGGTTCTTCTTCGTGCCGATGTTGAGGAACTGCCGCAGGTTAGCATCAAGCGCGCCAGAGGTTTTTGTCTTGGCGGCTTCCCCGGCCATCTCGACGTAGAACGGACGCAAGGCTTCCATGGTCGCCCGCACCGGGTCTGGCTGCTCCGCTGCCGTGCCTGCAGCAGCCCCAGCCGCTCCCGGCGGGGGCTTGGGCGGTGGAGGTACGTACGGACCGCCCTCGACGTTCCACAGGCTCATCTGCCGGGGATCGGCGGGCGGGGGAAGACTCGGGTCGACGCCGCTGTCCGGCCCCCACAACGGCAGCTGCGTCCCCGGTGGCGGCGCACCGAGCAAGTCACGCGGCTGATTCGGGTTGGGTATCCCGGCAACGCCGCCGAGCATGCCGCCGCCGAGCGCGCCCAGCGCCGCCGCGTTGTAGTACTCGGACATGGCCTCGGGGCCACCGAGTTCCTTGAACGCTCCAAAGCGCTCGATCACGGACTGCGCGACTTCGGTCGGCGCTTCCTTGGCCGCCTGCACCACGGCCCCGGTGCCCACCCGGCGCGCCAACCCCGGCCCCTCGCCGGCCAGCAGGTTCTTCGGCTTCGTGCCGAGTACCTTCTTGATGATGCCCAGCTCGGGGATCAGGTCCAGCGCAGCGGCAGGCACGGCGGTCAGCGCAGCGCGCCACGGGTCGTCGTGGCCCTCGGCAGCCTGCTCGGGGTAGATCGACCCGCCTTCCTGGATCAGACCCGCTGCGCCGGAGCCGACCATCGCGCCACGGATTTTTCGTTTGGCGAGCTGCTCGGCCGTCAGCTGTACACCCTTCTGCACACCCAGCTGCGCCGCCTTGGCTCCAAGGCCACCGGTTACGATGGACGGCAGCGCCTGCCCGAAGACGTAGCCTGCGCCGTGCGACAGGAACTGCCCAGGCGACTCAAAGAAGTTCTCGACCTGGTCGCCTTCCCGCGAATACTCGTCGGCCTTGTCGAAGCTCTCCTGCGCCGACTCTATCCCCCAGTCCCTGATCCCCTCCATGCCGGGGATGCCGATGTCCCTGGCCAGCCCCGCGCCCAACCCGATGGCACCGGGGATCGTGCCGGCGATCTGATGCCCGCTCTGGTAGAGCCCGCGCATGAAGTTGCCGGGTTCCCTCCCACGCGGCTCACCGAATGCCTCGGCGTGCTGACGATTGATGTCGTCGATGATGGACATAGCTGCTACGGCAGGCGCGTCGGTTGCTGCCTGTTCTGCAGGTATTGCTGCAACCGCGCTTGGTCCTCAGCAGCTTTCTGCGCTTGTAGCGCTTTCCACGCAGCAGCATTTTCCGTGTCGCTCTGCCACCGCAAGTACTCCGGGCTGATCGTCTTGGTAAGACCGACGAACTGCGGCGGTGGCGGTACGACACCCGTACTGGTGTCACCACCAGCACCAGTCGCCACGCCAGCAGCATCTGCTGCGCCAGCGTCAGCGTGCTTGAGTCCCAGCGATACGTTCTTGCCCGCTGGCACCGTTATCTTGAACCCCTTGCCACCCTTCTCCATGGCCTGCATCTGCGTCAGCTCGTCCTTGGACAGCCCCTGCGGCTCATGACCACCGAAGTACTCGAACCGCACTCTGTCGGCGTACTGCGGGCCATACATCTCGCCCAGCTTTTCGATGGCCCCATCAACGTCTTTCTGCTTGGTCTTTTCTTTCTTCATTCCAGCCGCCATTGTGGCCGGTGACGTGATGCCAGACGCTTCGTACGGATCAGGCGCGTTCGGCAGCCCAATATCGTAGTAGTGTTTGAACAGGTTCAATCTGGCCCGCTGCGCCGCTAGTTGTGTGCGCGGAGTCGGGTCCGCTGCAGCAGCCTGTTCGGACTTGATCGCTGCGTCCTTCAGGTAACCGAGATACATCTTCTGCCCTTCTGGCAGCTTGTCCTCGAACGCGACTGCCTTGTTCGTGCGTTCTTTGGCGTAGGCTTCGTAGTAGCCCATCTCGGCTTTTTCTTTGCCTGCCTTGTTCCTCTGCACGTCGGCTTCAAGCTGCCACCAATCGTGCAGCACCTTCTGTCCGTACTCGCTGGCGGCGATGTCGGCAGTTTGCTTCTTGGCCTGTGCTTCGACCGTCCGTTGCTGCTGCAGAATTTCTGCCTGGCGGTGCTCCGGGCTGAGCGACATCATCGCCAACTGCGTCAACGTCGCCTTGGCCTTGGCCGGCTCGGCGTCGAGTGGAATACGCTCTTCCCTGCCAGCCACCGGGTTGTACACCGCGACGTAGTCCTGGCCCGTGTCGCGGTCAGTGATTATGTTCGCGTTGACCGACGTGCTGTCCCCGGTCTTCAACGCAGCAAGCGCGTTCGCGTATTCGCGTGGCGACATGTTCGCCGACCCGCGTATGACTTTCTGCACTTCGTTGGCGTACTTCCGGTCGGCCAGCTGTATCTCCGCTAGTTCCTGCTGGTCGGCCTGGCCTTGCAGCTGCAGGCCTTGCATCTGAATCTTCGAGGAAGGCGACCGCGCGCGGACATTGGCAGCCATCCTGGTGAGCTGCGCCGTCGTTTGTGGCGGCGGCGTGACCCGTGGCCAGTCTCCTTCATCTAGGGACCCCGCAGTCATGCCCTTGCCGCTCATGTCGGCTTTGGGCGCGTTCGCCTGCTTGATCCCCTGCGAGATTTCGAGTGCAGCGGCATCTTCGGCTTTCTGCTCCGCTTCCTGCCGCTGCTGCTGGCGCTTGTAGAACTCGTATATCTCGCGCTGCCGGTTGTCCTGCATTCCCGCCAGGACACCTTCGGCCGCACCGCCAGCCAGACCAAGCCAGTTCGCCATGACTATCTCCTACTTGTGCTTCTTGCGCGGCGGAACGTCATCGAGGTTGAAGTTCAACTCCATCTGCTCGCCAACTTTCGGCAAGTCCTTGGTCAGCACGAAGGTGAAGCCGGTGGGCGAGGCCGCCTCGCTGCCGTCGTTGCGGGTGACGGTGACCACCATCGGCGCATCCATCGGCGTGTCCCCTTGCACCGCGTTGATGGTGATGCCGGTTGGGGTCCAGCTCAACACGGTGGCCTCTTGCGTGCCGACCAGCACCTTGGCGACGTCGCCGCCGCTGCCCATGTTGGTGCCGCCGACGCTCACCAGAGCGCCGTCCGCGCCTTGCGTCGGGCTGATGCCGGTGACGGTCATCGGCGGCTGAGCAGTGAAGCTGAACGTCCCCGGTGCAGTGACGGTGGAGCCATCCGCCAGTTCCACCCGCAGCGTCTGCGGCACATCCGTGGGCAGCGCCCCTTGGTGGGCGGTGAAGCTGATGGTGGTCTGAGCCCAGATGCCCCAGCGGGTCTGCTCCACATCACCGATGAAAATCTTGCCGACGGCGGGCGCGTTCGGGCGCAGGAGGGTGCCGGTGATGGTGACATTGACACCATCGGTGCCACTGGTCGGGTTGACGGTGGTGATGGTCGCACCGGCCGGCGGAATGCCACCAGCGTCGATGATCGCCTGACCGTACTTCGTTATCTGCCCTTCCCAGAAGATGTACTGGTTGCCGAGCAGTACGCACCCGGCAACGATCTCGCTGCCGGGGACTTGCGCTGCGATGTCCGCAGGATCAATCGGTTGCCCTTCCGCCATGACTGTCTCCTGGCTATACGTCGCCGCTGCCTGCGTCGAGGAACGTGTAGCCGCTCGTCGACATCGCTTGCTGGCCGTCTTCGGTGGTGACGGTCACCACCAGCGGTGCGCTCATGGGCTGCGCGCCTTGCATCACGCCCACGGTGATCTGCTCCGGCAGCCACTCGGCCAGCGCTGCGTCTTCCGTGCCCACCTGCACCTTGGCATTCGGCCCGCCCGCGCCGAAGTTGGTGCCGGCGATGATCAGCTGCGAGCCGTCCGCGCCCTGCGTGGGGTTGAGGCTGACGATGGTCGGCACGACCGGTTCGGGTTCCGGCTCCGGCGGCAGTTCGATGCCGGAGTCCTTGAGCGCTTTCCGGCCTTCCGGCGTGACCTTGCCTTCCTGGTAGATGTACACGTCGCCGAGCAGTACGTTGCCGGCGACGAGTTCGCTGCCTTCGACTGCCGCCGAAATGGCAGCGGGGTCCAGCGGGACGTTGCGCACTTCCTTCTTGCTGCCAGCAGTGATCTTGGTCATGATCGTCTCCTTAGGCGATGCCCATCTGCTTCTCGTACTCCAGGCCCTTCTGGCGCATCTTGTCGAGCTTGTCCAGCCCGTAGAACATCACCGCGCCTTTGGGGAACACGTACTCTCCGTCGGAGAGCTGCGCATTGATCATGTCGTCCTTCGGTCCACCGGGGCCATCGACCTCGCCGGTGTCCTGCACGCTGCCAGGGTTGACTTGCCCATCATCCCCGCCGCGACTGAGCCCTTGCTTGTTGACCGGCCCGCCGTCCTTCCACCAGCCCAGCTGGCTACCAACGCCGTAGACCGCCAACCCAGCACCGACCCACGGCATCGCCGCGCCGAGCGCCGCGCCTGCGCCCATGGCCCCTGCGCTAAGACCGCCAGCAGCAGCGCCCCCGCCAGCAGCGGCAGCAGCACTACCACCAACAGCCTCGGCAGCGCCGGCGGCAAGCGCCGCATCGGCTGCGCCTGCCGCACCGAGCCCAGTGCCTGCGATGCCAGCAGCAGTCTCGCCAGCAGCCGCAGCCGGCGCGCCGAACAACGACGCCGTGCCGCCGCCCATACCCGCAACAGGAGCAGCAGTAGCAGGCGCAGCGCCCGGAAGAGCAGAGGGAAACGCCGATGCCGCCGTGCCGCCGCCCACGACCGAGCTACCGGGATTGGCCGCCAGCGCTGCGTCGATCTGCGCACGTGCAGCCTCGACGGCGACTTGCTGCGGTCCAACATTCAACCCATGTCCGAACTGTTGAAGCGCTTCCGAACCGATTTGTTTGCCCGTCCACTCCAACGCCTTCCCCCCACCATGGCGCAACATGTTGATGCCCATCGGTGTGGTAGCTTGACCACCAACTACCGCTGCCGTATTCGGTGCCTTCGGCATCGGCGGCGGCGGGGGCGTGATCGGCGTCACCCGCGCAAAGCCACCGGGAGCGAAGTGCTGCACCGGCCCGCCTGATGCGTAATGCTGCGCCGCACGCCGGTTGACGTAGCCGCCGTGCTTCAGCCGCAGCACCGCCCCGCCGTCCTTGTAAGCCATGGACGTACCGCTTGGACTATGAATGCCATATATGTTGGTGCCCAGCTGGGCGAGCGCGCCCACGCCCTTGGCCTGCTGCGCGTCATAGGCAAGCTGGTTGGCGTTGGCCGAGTTGAGCGCAGTGCCTGCAGCGTTCGACGCCTGCGCCGCCGTGGTCGGCGTGCCCATGCCCATGCCGATCCAGTCCTGCTGCTGGGCGATGTCCTGCCGCCGTACCTGCTCGCGCGCGCCCGTCCCGGCGGCAGCTTGCTGCCCCGCATTCTGGACAGCCGTCTGTGCCATCGTGCTGGCATAGCGAGGGTCGCTGGGGTCAATACCGAGCGAAGCCATGTTCTCTTCAAGCGCGGCTCTCTGCCCAGCCTGCGACGCGACCACATCGGTCGTCGCACGCTGCGCTTGCTGCTCCTGGTTGGCGATGGAGCCGTAGCCCTTGATCTGCTGGCCCCAGTCCTTGTACCCAGGTGCGACCGTGCCACGGAAGATACCGCCGAGAAACTCGGCCGACTTGGCCTGCTCCTCGTAGAGCTTCTCCAGCCCGCCGTAGTACGCAGCGTCACCGCCGCCCTTGAGCAGGTCGACCGGCCCGGTGTGCTCGTACGCCACGCATTCGCCGACGACCAGCTTCAGCTCGTCGCCGACCCACTGCCAGACTGTCTTCGTGTAGACCTTCATTGCACTGTCTCCTGCGGTGGGACACGCAGTTCAACCACCAGGTAAGCCTGCTCGGCTTGCGGGACCAGCTGACGAATGCGCCTGGCCACGCCGGGGCGGCACATGCAGGACAGGGTATCCGCTCCCAGCGTGCGGGCAACATCGTAGAGCACTTCTATGTTCTGCACGATGCCGATGCCGTGGCTCCCGCCGACATAGGCGAAGTTCAGCACCGTGCGCCGGGGGTAGCGCAAAACCTCAAACGCCGAAGCCAGGAGCACTTCACCATCCTCTTCCAGCGCCAGGATGCCCATGACGTTTCGATTCACCAGCATCAGCAGGTCGTCGACTTGGACCTCACCCCGGCAATGCGCCACTGCACGCGCCAGCAGCGGGCGCAGCTCGCCCCAGCGCTCGTTGACGGTCGAAGGAAGCATCACCCGGTAGGTCTGCATGGCGTGGATTCTACGAGTCCGGGTACTTCTTGTACAACTTGTCCATGGCGTCGAAGAACTTTGTGGCCTTCGGGGTCTCGCCTGACTTCATGGCTTTGTACAAATCCTCAAGCAGCGCCTTCGTCGGCATCTCTTTTCGGCGCTTCATGGAGTTCTCGGACTCGCTCATCCCCCATACCCATGCGCCGTTGACGTAGCGCTTACCGTTGTAGTCTGGCCGGACTGGTACGACCTCAAGCAAGAAGTACTCTCTATCTTTCACGTATTGCTTCGACAGTTCCTCCTGAACGATGTCGGCGAAGCCACTCTGCTGGATGTAGACGTAGAACATGGTCAGAGATTGCAGAATTGGACGACGCAGTTGACGTTGCGCATGTCGACCTTGCCGGGGTCAAACGGTGAAAGAGCGCCGTTCGTTGGGGAGAAACCAAATTCAAACCAACCTGTGTAGTTCACTGCAAACGACGAACCCCATGTTATGCACCCCGTGCCGTAGCTATCGGCGCTGGTCACGATAGTCGTCGCTGGATACCAGTTGAGGCGATCCCAGCCGCGAAACCACAGCGTCATGTAGTGGTCGACTTCCGCACTCAACATCACCGTCACGATCAGTGGCCCACCGACAGTATTAGTGCGTATCCGGCGATTGATAGCCGTACCCACATGCTGACCTGGCCCCTCGAAGCGCAGTTCACCGGAAGTGTGTATTTGAGCGCCGGAGTAGCTGTTGAAGTGAGCTGCCTGCGCAACAGAGAAGAGCTGCTGCCCGGAGTCCCGGTCGATCAGCTTCGACCCTGACCTCACGGTGCCGGCCATCAGCACGCCGTTGAACTCGGCGTTGCCATTGGCGCTGATCCGCCACCCAGAAACCCCCGGCGAGTAGCTGTCGGAGCGGATGTGGTCGGTGATGTAGGAGATGTTCTGGCGAACGATGCCGTTGACGATGGCGAACGGCGCGACTTTGCTGGCGTGCTCGTCGAGGTTGATGGTGTCGTTGAAGACGTAGAACCCATCAGCCTGGAAGACCAGTGCCGACGTCGGCCCTTGCGGGTTGACCTCCGAGTACAGGCCCATGCCTGCAACGCTCTTTACACCGTTGGCTTCGGTGTTGGCGCGCAGCACCCACGACGCAGCTGCTCGGCCCTCGTTCTTGTTGACGTAGAGGTTGTAGTCCTCACGAAGTTTTGCTGTGTACGGTACTGCTGGAGTCGTTGAGTAGTCGTACACGGCAACCTGCAGGTCGTTCCACTTGTGCGCCGTGCCAGCTCCAGGCACCAATGAAATTGTAGCGCCGTCCTGCACCAACGCCGTGTCGTTGCTTAGATATCCCCACACCGTATTGATTGATGAAGCCAACGCCTTGTCGCTCTCACTGCGCGCCTCTCGCTCGGTAGTGATACCAGCCCCAGACCCGGAAATGCGCGCGTCGCTGGACTCGACCCAGTCGCTGCCAGTCCAACGCTTAAGCATGTTGCCGTTGCCGGAGTCGATCCACAGATCGTTGACAGACAGCTCGTACTCCTGCCCCTTCGACAATGGTGGTGAGTAAGTCGACTCCGGCCTTTGCGTTTGAATGAACACGCGCCCCTTGAGCTTGCTAAATGCCTGCACCGAATGCAGCGAACGCGCACTAGCCGACTCCGAATCGGCTGTTATCCTGTTGATCTCCCCAATCTGCGCGGTGTGCGCGATCAGTCCTGTCTCTTCGTCGTAAACATCGACGTTCAGCGTGTGCACGGCACGCGCGGTGATCGACGATTTTGCTGGGTCGGCGGAAAGCGTGTTAGTGGCAACAATCGACGCCTGCATCGCGGTCAAACCGCTTGTGGGGTTGGTGATCGCCAGATTCATGCCGGTCAGCATTATCGCGTTCGGCGAAGTCGACGAACCATCCAACGTGTTCAGCTGCACGATCTGTGCGTTGTTGTTCTCCGTCTTTCCAGACATCGTGAATAACTGCTTCGCGCTGTAGGATTCCGATGTCGCGCTTACCGTGTTGATCCACGCAATGTCTGCGTGCGCCTTAACCAGCCCAGTGTTCGGGTCCTTGATCACGGCTTCCATGCCGCTGACTTTCGTCGCGCTAGCCGACCTGCCGTTCGGTATGTCAACCTGGTTGATGTCGAAGATACCGGCGTGCGCCGCTTCTACCCCAGTCACCGGGTCTTCGACCGTGCCCTTTACTCCCCTGAGCGTCTGCGCATTGAAGGAAGGAGTGGACGGATCATCCGGCGAATTAATGGCCGTGATCCCGTCCTGCAGCTCCTTGATCTGCTCGGAGACCAACGTCGAGCCGCCAGCAGCTATCTCTTCAACAAGTTGCTGCGCTGCATGTGCGGCTACAAAAATTTCGTTCGCGTTCTGACGGATGCGAACGAAATCGTTGGTCGTAATCGGCTCGTTGATCAGCGTGATGAGCGCCTGCGCCGCCGGCGGCAAACTGCCGATGGTTACAGGAGGTACAGCACCAACGCCATAACCAGGAGCGCCAGGAGTACCAGGAAGGCCGGGCTGCCCTGGCCCCCCACCCGGTCCAGGCAACGCTGGATTCGACCCAGGATTGGCAAGCCCCGCCAGCGCGTTGATGACTGGATTACCGGCGAGAGCATTCCACTCTTCCGCCGTGATGAAGCGTTGCCCACCATCGCCAGTCACTCCGTTGCGCAACTGCCACGCGTTCAACAACGCATCGCAGAAGTGACGTACCTGCGGATCGGCGATCTTCTCGGTCGAGGGAAGGGAGTCGACGATAGCCATGGCTATAGCTTCTTCAGTTGATCCATCGTGTGCGCAAACGCAAGCTCGGTGACCTTCGTGTCGCCAATGACGATCAGCTCAAAGCTCCAGTTCAGCGAACCGCGATGCGCCGGCAGGCGAAAATACTTCGGGCCCTCTGTCGCATTGAACTCCTCGGAGTGCACCAGCTCAGTATCGTTGTCCACGTAGGCGTTGACCCGCACCGTACCGAGCCCGTTCAGGTCGATGTAGCCAATGCCGAGCTTGGTGTACTCCTTGAAGGTGAATGATTTGCTCTTCCAGGACGCGTTTAGTGGCGCGCCCGCGCGAAACTGATACAGATTTCCATTAGCGGTGTAGTACAGCGAGTCATGCCACGGCAGACGGAACATTGCGTTCCAGACGTAGTTGAACTCGGTAAACGAGCCCACCGCCTCGTCCAGTCGGATGATGAATCCCTTCGGGTAAGGGAATGGATCACCTTCAGCTACCTTCTGGTCAGTGTTGACGCAAATCAGGCAGCCGTCGTGGTAGCCAAGCGCGAGCGTCTCAAGGTATTCGCCGTATCGTAGCTGCCATTCTTTCCTGGTAAACAGCGACTGGTTGAGCGCCAGTGAAGCGACGCTGCCTTCGACCAGCACCGGTCCGTCGTTGGACAGGTAAATCACGCCAGTCTCGGTCTTCACCATGCTGCGCTGAGAGATGCCACCGCAGGGTATCTGCAGCTCATGGCTCGCCGCCGCTCCGGGATGTGGTCCGAGCACGCTGTAAGCCGTCGCCGAAGTTGTCACCACCAGCTGCTGCGGACCGGCGCAAATTCCCCTGATGGGGTTGGGGAAAGTCATCTTGTACGGCCAGGTGTGCGGCCGGTACGGCACGCTCATGTACAGCGTGTTCCCGCTGTAGCAGGCAAACCATCCGTTCGGCAGCGCGACCAAGCCGTGGACGTTCAGCGGGCACGGTTCCCAAGTAAGCGACTGCAACGCGGTGCCGGCACTACCTACCGTGCGCGATGCATCAATGAATGTAACCAGATCGGGCGGTTCAATGTCCTTGATCGTGGCCCTGATGTAGGTGCCGCTACCGAACGTGCGATAGACGCGATTTTCCTTCCACGCACGGAACGTAGTGAAGTCCGACATCGTGATGACGATCTTGACGTCCTGGACATACGTCGGCGAAATAAGCGCGGCCGGACTTGGACCGGACTCTTCGTCCCAGCTGTTCACCTTCGTGTAGACGTAGGCCCGCGTCTCCACGATGCCCCAGGTGAACGCTACGGTGTAGTTGCCGCCGTCAACCTTGAGACTCATCTCGACGCCGCCAGGCAGCGCCGACGAGCGCACCGGTGCTCCGGCTGCCGTCGTGGTGTCGAGCGTAAACAGTGTGTTCGGGCCGTCCTTCAGCTGCGCCTGCACCGCAAGGACTGCTCCCTCCGGTGCCTCTGAAGGAACTGCCGGAAGCCCGGTAAGCAGATACTCGCGCAGCGCTGTAACGACTGTGCTGGTGGCGACGACCTCACCATAGCGCGTGCCATTCGCATCCCACCATGCGGAAAAGCTGAACGCGGCAGCTGGGTAGTCAGCCAGGTCGGTACGATTGACCAGCGACAGCGTTGGCGCAACAGTCGGGTTGGGTACACCGACGCGCCATTTCTGCGTTGGTGGGCCACCAGTAGACCCGGAGCCAGTGTCAGGAGTTGGCTCGGGAGTGAACGATGCGTAAAGCGTGCTCCCTTCGATGTAGTAGATGCGGTTGTGCGCTTCTCCAATCACAGGACTCCGATACGCTGTTACTTCGGACTCCCATGAGTACCAGAAGAGAGAATCTACCGAGTAGATGCCCCTGCCTTTGTGCGCTGGCGAAGGAAGCGGCTGGGAAAGTTCCCCGTCCCACAGCGCAGCCAGTATTCCTTCCGCTAGGTCACAGTTGCTCGCGCGGTGCGCAGCATCATCCGGCAACAGCCCCGGATCGGTGCGCGGAGACATCCCGCGAAATTTGGTAAACGCTATGGCAGGCACGATGACTCACAGATCAGCGAGCAGGGTAAGAATGAAGAGGGTGAGCCACGCCAGTGCCAGCGTCATAAAGAACGCCAGCACCGCGAAGGCTATCCGCTCGACCCACTCCCGCACTACGGCAGTGGACTGAACACCGGCAGCACCGGCAGCAACGTCGGCAGCGACGGGATCGGCCCCACCGTCACGAACATTCCCTGCACCCCCACAGCAGCGAACGTAGCGCCCGCGCCAGCCCCGCCAGCGTTGCCGGTGCCACCGGCTGGCAGGTTGAGCGTCGGCGTAACCGTGGTCGTGTTCTGGCTCGTTCCAGTGCCGGTAGCGGCCAAGGGGACGATGGGCGGCACCACCGACAGTCCGGCGCTGACGTTGGCGGTGCCGGTGCCCTCGTTCTTGGCGATCACACTGGCGTCAGCGGTGCCCGGCCCGGTCAGACCGATGACAGCGATGCCCTTCGAGGCTGAGTAGCTTCCGGCGACTGCGCCGACTCCAATCGAGAAGCCCTGCGCGAACAGAGCGGTGGCGGCGGTGGCGAGTAGAGCGAACAGGGCAAACAAAGTAACTTGCTTCATCTGATCTCCTTCAGTGGGTGAGTGACTGTTCCAGCCGCTTGCTGCTCCGCGACCCATGCCGCGCCGTTGAACACCATCCGATTGCCGTTGGTGTCGTACCCAGTCTGGCCAACGGCCGGGCCAGGTGGTGGAGCAGGCTTGCTTGGCCTGACCGGAGCGGGCGGCATCACCGGCGGCTCGGCTCCGACGTAGGCTTCTGATCTTCCGGAGACAAAATCGGAGCGGGAGCAAAGTTGCGGGGACGTGCTTCGTACTTCCGGGTTGGCGCAGAGGATGGCAAGCCCAGCATCCGGGTGACCCATCTGCGCCAGCACGCGGGCGTACTCCCTGCGTGTGCATTCCTTGTCCTCATAGCTACCGCCCAGCGTCATCCCGAACCCAACAACGGAAACCCCCGCACTGAGGACAGAGCTGCAGGGGACGGTGGGCGACATCGCGGGGGCGAAGATCGCTGGGGCGGTGCTGATCCGGTCCGGGCTGGTGCTGTTGCTGGTGATCGACTGCACCGGCTGGTTGTTCGCCACTGCCTGCCCGGTCGAGGTCGAGCTGCTGTTGGTCGTCGCGCTCGCACCGCTCGGCGGCGTCTGCGCCCATGCAGGCACCGTCAGCAATGCAGTGAGTATAAGCAGTCGAGAACATAGCATCGGTCTCCCCCCTTTCAGTACGTAAGTATGCGCTAGAAATTGTTGCCGAAAAACAGGCCACTGCTGGCTACGGGCGCTGGTATGTCCTTGACGATGAAACTCATGCCGCAAATCGTGGTCATGGTGCCGCCAAGGTCGATGGTGCAGGCTCCTGCCCCCGGCCCGTTCCACCGCTGGTGCAGCACCGCCGTGTTTGACCCGCTGCCAGCCGATTGTATGGAAAGTGCCGACCAACCAAGATCGCTTATGGTCCCGCCGTTGCCAGACCCACCAGCACTGGCAATGCGTACTTCGCCGGTCGCTGCCGTGCCTTGGTCGGGACAAACGATGCGGTCGGTATCGGCGGTGTCGTGGTTGCTTTGGGGGTTGACGATGCAGGTGCCGTCGAACATCCGACCGGCACTGGCTGACAGCCTGTTCATCGTGAAGACGCACTCGGTGCCACCATTGATTGAACTGCTGACCGGGTTGGCCTCCGAGCCGGTGGCGATCCTGTACCAGAGGTTCAGCCGGGTAGGCGTCTGGAACTTGTTCACCAGCATGGTGTAGCCGCTCGGCGTGGCGATTGTTACTGACCGGCCAACGGCAAAAATCAGCAACAGATTCCCCGCCACAACCCCTGCTGGAAGCGGGCAACTGATTGCCGTTGTGCCGCCAGAAATCTGGACTGAACTGCCGCTTTCGATGACAACCGACATCAGGCGGCTCCGATCTTGGTGTACGAGGCTAGGGTCATGCTGCCGTCGTAGAACAGGTTCAGCACGCCGCCGTAGGTGCCAGTGTTCAGTGTCGGCGCAGCGGTTGCGCCAAGCCACTGGAAGGACGCGCCGATGGCCGGGAACGCTACCGTGTTGGCTCCGCTGACCAGCACCAACTGGTAGTGCCCAGCGCCGGGGAAGGAGAACGTCAGCGCGGTGACGTTGCCGGTGGTGGTCAGCTTTTGCTTCTGTCCGGTGGCGAAGTCCACCGCCACCGCACCGGTCGTGGTGCCGACGGTCTGCTGCGTGAAGTAGACCGTCTTCTGTCCACGCACGTTGCCGGATGGCACGACATCCACGGCGACTAAGTTTCCCGTCAGCGTCACCCCGGCGAAGGTTGGTGCCGACCCCGTGGTCAGGCCGGAGACATCCGCCTGCGCGATGGCGAGCAGCGTCTTCGTCTGCGCGGCGGTCAGCATTTCCACTAGCCCGCCGCCAGCAGACACCCGCCCCAGCATCGTGCTCTGCGAGATGTTCGCCATCTTCGCCAGCGTCACCGCGTTGGCGGCGATGGTGAGCGCCACTGCACCCGCTGCGCTGGTCACGTCCCCCGTGTGCGCGGGCATCTGCGCCGCAGGCACAGTGCCAGCGACGAGGTTGCTGGCGCTGCCGGTGGTGGCGATAGTGGCGAGGCCGGTGACGTCGGCGGCAGCAATCGCCAGCGCTGTCTTCATCTGCGCGCTGGTGAGCGCCTCGACATTGCCGGTGGCGGCAGTGACGCGCCCGAGGAAGCGAGCAGTGGCGACCTGCGCCATCTGCGCCAGCGTCACCTTGTTCGCGCCGATGGTGGCGGCGAACGAGCCGGTGCCGGTGCCGGTGACGTCGCCGGTCAGGGTGATGGTCTGGTCGCCGGTATTGGTGCCGCTGGAGTCGCCGCTGTGGGTGCCGCTGAAGGTGCCGCTCTGCGTGGCGAGACTGCCGAGGCCAGAGACGTCGCTGCTGGTGATCGCCAACACCGTCTTGGCCTGCGCGGCAGTCAGCTCCTCCACGTTGCCAGTGGCGGCTGTAGCACGCCCGAGAAAACGCGCCGTGGCGATCTGCGCCATCTTCGCCAGCGATACAGCGTTGGCAGCGATAGTCGTAGCCACCGTGCCCACCGGGTTCGTCACGTCGCCGGTGAACGCCGGGACGCGCGCGGCGGGCACCGTGCCCGTGGTCAAGTCGCTGGCACTGCCCGACGTAGCAATGGGTGCCAGGCCAGTGATGTCTGAGCCGGTGATCCCGAGTATGGTTTTCGCTTGAGCTGCGGTCAGCGCCTCGACATTGCCTGAACCAGCAGTGACGCGGCCGAGGAAGACTGAAGCAGCAACTTGCGCCATCTTCGCCAGCGACACCACGTTGTTGGCAATGGTGGTGGCCGTCGATCCCGCAGGCTTGGTCACGTCGCCGGTGTACGCCGGCAGTACCGCTGCAGGCAGCGCTGCAAGCACTTCGACGTTGCCGGTGCTTGCTGTACTGCGACCGAGCACGGTGCTCGACGCCACCTGGGCCATCTGCCCCAGCGTGACCTTGTTCGCACCAATGGCCGTCACACCAGAGCCGGCAGCGGTCGACACGTCGCCGCTCAACGCCGGCAGTTGTGCCGTCGACAGCGTGCCGGTGAGGTCGCCTGCGTTGCCCGTCGTCGCCACCAGCGCCAAGCCGGAGACATCCGACGCGGTGTAGTTCAGCGCCGTCTTCACCTGCGCCGCCGTAAGCTCTTCGATGTTGCCAGAGCCTGCAGTGACACGCCCAAGAAAACGTGCCGTGGCGATCTGCACCATCTTCGCAAACGTGACCGCGTTGGCGGCGATGGTGGCGACGAAGCTGCCGGTGCCCGAACCGGTGACGTTGCCGGTCAGAGTGATCGTCTGGTCGCCGGTGTTAGTGCCCGAGCTGGTGCCGCTGAAGGTGCCGTTCTGCGTGGCAAGCGTGCCGAGGCCAGAGACGTCGGTATTCGTGATCTGCGTCCACTGCGCGGTGAGCGACACCGACTTCAGGAACTTGCCGCTGTGCCCAGTCTGGTTGGGTAGGATGCCATCAGGGTGATACGTTGCCGCGACAACGCGCAACTCGACCGCGTCGCCGGCGGTGAACGACTGCGCCGTGGTGTTGTCACTGCCGCGCGTCAGCCCGGTGAACGAGTCACCACTGCGCGACGTGTACTTGATGATCTCGACCGCGCCAGAGCCGGCAGCGATCAGTGTGATGAACGCCTGCTCTCCCGCGCCAGGCGAGGGGAACCGTGCGCCCTCGCCTGTCTGGACAGTGAGTGTCGAACTGGCGGCGTTGATGTTGGCCGACAGCGTTGCAAATGCGTTGTTGGTGACGAGGGTAGTCATGCTGCCTCTTTCGCGTCGATGAAGAACACTTCGGCTTCAACAGCGATGCTGCCGTCGTCAACAAAAGCGGTGATGTGGCTAACCGCGACATCGACTGCAACATCATAGACCACGACCTCGGACACGCCAGCGTTGGCAAGCAAATCCGCCAACGAGTAGGTACTTATAAACCCAAGGCTGCTGAACCGCGTAACCGCTGGCTGCGAATTGAGCGCAACTGCGCCAGACAACGCCCCACTCTGGCTGACACTTACATTCGCCGCCCCTGCCAACGACGCCAGCATGCGCACCGTCCCGGCCGAGACGAGTTGCAGCGGCACGTCAGCGCTAAAGCGAACGTCTTTGAGCACCTCCGCATTAGACACAGCCAGCGTCAGCGGCGCGTGGCCTGCAAGCCACTTATCGTTTTGCCTTTGTAGATCAGCAGCGCTGAACACCTCCAGCACGGTCGCAGCGCCAGCCAGCGGCACGTCCATCTCGAAGCTGCCAGCTGTGGTGACGCGTACGATGGAGTGACCATCAAGATTGTGCACAGGTGCAGAACGCAGCGCGCCAATGCACTCGAACTGCACAGTGGCATCCGCCTTGAGGACGGTAGGCAACTGCCCGGTGGCACTGAAGGAAGCGACGTCGATAGTGCCGGCCAGGTTCTTCACGACCCCGAGCGTCGCAGCAGTGGTGGCGGCAGAAATCGCCACCGCAAACACATTCAGCGTGTTGGCCAGCCGCCCGGTAGTGGTCAACTCCAACAGCACCGGTTCCGCTGCGGCCACGATGTCGACTCTGAGCGGAGCAACGACACTGATACTCAACGGTGCCGGAAGAGAAAACAGCTTGCCGTTGATGCCCAAGCTGGCAGCAGACGCTACGCTTATCGTCGGAGCAGCAGCAAGATTGGACAGATGCGCAAGAGTGCCACTTGTGCTGAACGACAACAGTGCGTCGATACGCAGACCGAGGTCCAAGCTGCCGTAGCAGGCAAAGCTAACGAATGAGTCGCTTTCGAGCAGCGCACCGCCAGCCCCGACGAGGGCTGAAGCCTGCGTGAACTTGATCAGCGCCGGAGCGGTAAGGTTGAGCGACTTACCGAGACTGGCCTCGGCGGTGACGACGCTGAGGGCGCTGCTGCCGGCGAGCGTAGCGCCGAAGCGCGACAACGTGGTAAAGCTGATGGCAGCCGTCGCGCTCAGCGCGACTGGCTGATTCTCGTTATAGCGCTTCTGTCCGTATTTGGAGTAGTTCCACACAGATCATGCCGTCACGCCCGCACTCTTTAGGCGATGGTGACGGTCAGCGCTGCCGCCGGGAACGTCACCGTGTCGCCGGCGTTGATGGTCTTGCTCGCCGACAGCGTACCCCATACCAACTGGTTGCCGCCCGTGATCGCATCGAAAACGGCGAAGTGCGTCACCAGACCCCAGCCCGCCGGCGTTGGCACGGGGAACGTGATCACGCCGTTGTTCGACGTGGTGCCCGACGAACCGCTGGAAGCGGCAGTCGTGCCCGCGCCCTGGGTGCCCGCCCAGTTGGTCAGCGACGACGTCACCGGGGCGCGTGCGTAGGCATTGCCGGACACTTCCACGCCACCGCCGGTGTCGCTCGGCGCTGACGTGAACAGGCCGATGTAGAGCGTGGAAGTCGTCGGCGCAGCCTGACCACGGAACAGCTGGTCGACGAGTTTGTTTTCGAGGTAGTCACTGGCATTGGACATGATGTTCTCCGTTAGGCGAATTCGGCGCGAAGCTGGAATTTCAAGACATCATAGATGGTTTGCGTTTCCCCGGAAAAATCAATCTCGACTTCGCCTTCATAAGACCCCGGCGGAACATCCAACGTCGTTCCTGGAAAGTTGAACTGCACCACTCCATCCGCACCACCGTTGGGCTTGGTGCAGATGATCGTAGCCAGCACCGTGGTGCTACCGGCAGCGCGAAAATACACGCGCACGATGTTGGTGATCCCACTGACGTTGATCGGCTGACCGGTGTTGACGTCGGTCAGCGTCAAGCGCACATAGGGCCGGTTGTCACCGGTGACCAGCGGAATCTTGACCAGCGTGCCCATCAGTAAATCCTCCGCAGCCGCACGCTGGTGTTGGCCTGAACCTGCCCTTCGGAGACGTGACTGCGCACGTTCGCCTTATCCGCTGTGAACTGGCGAGTGTAGGCCATCGCCATCTGCAGGTTGGTGAACGGCTCGTTGGGTATCTGCATCAGCTTGGCTGCCGCGCCACGAACGATTGGCTCGACGTGGCGCTCCAGCATCAGCTCGTCGGTGCCGGTCGAAGACCGCGTCGGAACGTAGGCGATGATGCCGGTCATCGCGTTCGACTCGCTGACGTCCGGGCAGGGGTACAGCGTCACCACGTCCGGCGTGTGCTGCGTGTAGAGGTTCGGTGCGCCGCGCGCTCGTCTCCAGTCGCTGCCGCCGGTGTTGACGAGGTAGCCGAGGCTCCTGCGCTCGATCAGCCGGCCCTTGAAGTACAGCGACAGCACCTGTGCCAGCCGCGTGTTATTCGGCACGTCGATGTCGTAGTCCGCGACGTTGGCCTCGGTGGCAAACGCATCGAGGCCGATCTGCAAGCACAGCGAGTCGCGCGCGAAGTCGATGCAGGCGTTGCGCAGCGCCTGTATCGCCACTGGCTCCGACGCGTTCGGCACCAGCGGCAGCAGGTAGGGCAGGAACCGGTCGTAGGGAACAGTGGCCACGGTGCCCTACTTTGCCCGTGGGATGTTGGGGTTGTACCCGCCCAGGTTCGTGTTGGTAGGGCTGGACACGCTCTCCGCAGCGACCTTGCCGCCGAGCTGCGCCGTCCACATGCTGAGGTACGCCTTGGCCTGCTCGGCATTGGCCGCGTACTCCGCGTCCTTGCTGTAGGCGCGGAACATGACGTAGTTCAGCAGTGCAGGCGCATAGATGGAATCGAGTGTGATGAGGCCACCCAGCTCCGCGTCAGTCGGCGCTGCTACGTAGATTGCCTCGACGTAGCCGAACCCGACTGCTGGCTGCGGTGGGTAGACGTAGAACGTCTTCGGATCGAGCGTCGAGTAGACGTAGTGCTTGACCACAGCGTTTTCCAACGCCGTGGTGTGCCAGTTGGGAATCTGGGTGTCGAGAATTTCCCGACTGACAAGACGTATGGAGTTGCCGACGATGTCGCCGGTGGTGCCGGCGTTGCGCACGATGTCGATCAGCGACACCGCGTCGTCAGGCAGAATCTGCTTGGTGCCGGGAACGAGCCGCAGCTTTTCGTTTCTGACGAACGCGTTCGGCTTTGTCGCCGCGATCTCTAGCTGGCCGTCGTTGAGCCACTGCACCAGCTCCGGCAGCGGCCAGCGAACGTGTGTGGGGTCCTGCAACAGTACCGTTGCGCGATCCAGCAGCGCATCGACTAGATACGTAGCCATGTCAGCTGCTCCAAAGGAATGTCAGGGGGCGCATCGTCTGCGCCCCCCGATTCTACGCCGACAGTACGCCGATCAACCGGCGACCTGCATCAGCGACACACCTTCGGGCTTGACCACCTTGCGGCCGTAGATCACCAGCCCGCGCACCAACTGGCCGAAGTCGGTCGGGTTCGGCAGCGCTTCGGTCTTGTTGATCTGCGAGGCGAAGGTCCACGCCGACTTGTGCCCGGCGTACACCGCGTGGCGCTTGAGCGCGCTGGCCACCGCGCCGCCGCTGTAGTCCTGGCCCGCCGCCGCCTTCGGCAGCAGGTTGGACACGTACACGTCGAAGCGGTCGATGCGGCCGATGCGCCCGTTGCGCAGGATGGACGTCGAGTCGCCCATGAACTGCGCCTGCGCCAGGTTGGAGTTCATCAGCAGCTGGCGTTCGTACGGCGTGATGATCAGGAAGCGGTCCGTCTCCGGCACGTTCTGCTCGTCGAGGATCGACGCCATCGCGGTGATTTGCGCCAGGATGGTGGCCGAGGTCAGCGCCACCGGCGCGAGATCGGTGCCGAGGTTGTACCCTGCCGAGATGACGCCCGCCGTCGCGCCGACGTTGGCCGCCGCGCAGCCGGTGACCACCGCCTTCAGGCAGTCCGTATCGACGGCGATCTTGATCTGGTTCGCGGCGTCGGTCGTGAACAGGTCCATCAGGTTCGGCTGCGCCTGGTACTCCAGCACGTCGTTGACGTTGACGCCGAAGTACAGCCCCTGGTCGATCTGCAGCTCGATGGTGTTCGGCGTCGGCACGTCGTAGGTCAGCGGGGTGCCGATGACGTACGCGCGGATGGCGATGCTCGGGATGTTGTTGATGATCACCTTGTCGCCCTGCGACTTGATGTCACCTTCCCAGTTGGTGTTGCTGACGTCGGCGAACGTCGAGGCGGCGTAGAACTTGACGTTGAGCTTGGACGACCAGACGGTCGGGATGAAGGTTCCCGAGTACGACGGCGTCGTCGCAAAGCCGGTCGGGGGCGCGCCTGTTACTGCATAGACCGGTGCGGCGGTGATGGTTGCCATGCTGCGATGCTCCTTTCAGGAGCCGCGCGTCATGGCCGTAGTCGGCCCTCCATCAGCGCGGCGTTCAACTCGTTTTCGATCTGCGTGGCTTCAGCGTACTGGCCCTGCTTGTTCAGCCGGACCACTCGCATCGACTCCTGCTCGTACTCAGCGGACGTGTAGACCCGCTTCGCATCGGTAGGGACCGGTGCTGCCGAGGCCGCGCGCGGCGGCGATACTTGGCGAGACAAGGCGGCACGGGCAGGCGGGGCAGGGCGGGGGGTAGGCGCGGGTTGCTTCGACCCGTGCGCGGCGAAGAAGGCCGTGAAGACCTCTGCGGCACGCTCGGCGTTGAACTCCCCGGCAGCATCGACCAGCACGTCGTTCCAGGTGAACGTGGCTCCAGGCATCCGGGACGCCAGCCACTGCTGACACTCCGGCGTCGCCTGCACCTGTTCCCAGTTCGGCACGGCAGTCTCCAGCTTGGCGAAGAACGTCTCGCGGCTGGTCTGCTGCTGAGTCTGCTGCACTTCTCCCACTTGCTGCTTGACCTGGGTCTCCAGCGCTGCGATGCGACCGATGTACTGCGCTTCACGCGTGCCGAACTCCTCACGCGCCACGCGCCGTGCCATGTCGATCAGATCGCTGCCGAAGGCTTCCGTGTCCTGCTCGGTGACCAGTGCCGTGGGGGCTGCCGGAGGAGTTTCCCGCTGCCTGGCTTGCGCCAGCTCGGCGAGTTGATCCTTGAGAGTGGCGACCTGCGCGTGCAGGTTGCGCGTCTCCTGCGCGAACATCCCTTGCAGGGTGCGGTAGCGCTGCTCCCACTGCTGGGCGTCGGACGGCGGCTCCGGTGGTGCTGGAGTCGGGCTGGCGGGGGCACTGACCGGCGGGGTCGGCGCGACTTCGGGTGGAGTCTCGGGAGTTCCGGCATTTGCAGCTTCGCTTGCTTCCACTACTGCGACTTGCTGCTTGTCGAACTCGGCAATGGCTTCAGCCTGCCGCTGGACCTGCTTGGGTAGCGCCATGTGTCCTTCTCGCCTTTCCCCGTTGCGGGGTTTGGGCCGTTCGTTTACGAGCGAAACGCTTCCAACAACTCTGCCAGCAGTGCCGCCTTGCCTTGCAGGCGTGGCAGCTGCTCTACCGGCGCGGTCATCAGCAGGGCCGTCGTTGCGTTCAGCTCTGCGCCCCAGTGCTGGAGCAGCTGCTGACCGTCAGCGGTCTTCCCTACGCGCTTGTACGTTTCCAGTGTAGTGCTGTCGATCCGCACAAGTCAACTTCCTTTCTCGACCCCCTTGCAGGTCTTGTACTCGGGGCCGTAGTGCTCGGCGTTCCAGAACTTGCCCTTCTGGTCCGCTGACGCCCCGGCCTTGGCCATGGTCGTCGTCGGCGCGCTGACCTGGCCGTACTCGGTGCCGTGGCCGTTGCGCACCGACAGCGAGCCCATCGCCTTCAGCTGGCCGATGTTCTTCACGGCGGGCTTGCCGACCGGTGTCGTTTCCATTGGCATCTTGTCCATGTGCTGCTCCTTACGGGTTGGGTGACGGCGAGAAGTGGTCCGTTGTGGGCGCGAGGTTGTCGAGCGTCTGCCGGTTGCGCACCGGCCGGGGTGGGTTCGCGCCGGAACCCGGCGGGCCCATTGAAGCACCTTCAGCGCCCTGCTGCAACTCCGGTGGCGGCGGCGGTGCCATCTGCTGCTGGCGAATCGCCATCTGCTTGGCGAGCGAGGTCTTGAACGCCGGCGGCACCACGTCGTCGGGATTCATGTCGAGCGTTTTGGCCGCTTCGCGCAGCAGCGCCGAAATGCCGTCCTGGCCGATGACCTGCATGAACGCCGGGTTGGACCCGATGACGCTCAGGAACTCGTTGCGCCGCACCTGCGCGCTCTCCTTGGCCACCACGCTCGCCGCGCCGCGCGCGACGACCTGCACGTCGCCCTTGAGTCCGGGATCGTCGGAGAACTTCATGTTGTAGTAGTACAGCCGCTCCAGCATCGGCGTGATCACCGAGTGGTCAATGTTGCCCACCACCTGCTTCATCGACTTGTTGGCGTTGGTCATCAGCATCGACATGCCGGACGCGGTGCGCCCCGCGCCGCCGGCCGGCGAATCGCCGGTCATGTAGCGCGGGATGGCGCTGTACTCGTCGGCGAGCACGGCGAACTTCTCGTAGATTTGCATCAGCTCGCCGGCGATGCTCTGCGGCTGGAAGAAGTGCACCGCGTCGGCGGTGCTGCCCATCGGGTCGCAGGTGTGCTGCCAGATTTTCCACGGGAACATCGACTCGATGTCCTCGCCCGGCGGCAGCCGCTCGACGTTGACCGCGACCTGCGGCCCGGACGCGATGCCGGTGTTGTTGGCGATGGCGCGCCCGGCCGCGTTGCACATGTCCTGGCAGTCGCGCACCAGGTCGCACACCGAGTTGCCCCAGAAGCAGCCGGGGATGTCCTCGTACGAAGCCTTGTAGTACGGCTTGCGGCCCAGCGGGTCGGCGTTGAGCACCGCCTTGATCACCCAGCGGCCGATGAGCCAGCACTCGGCCGGGTAGTTCTTGGCGGTGTCCGGCACCTCGTCTTCCTTCAACCCCCAGTCGCGCAGCATCTGCCCGCTCACCATGCCCCAGAACTGCAGCGCGTCGATGGTGTGCTCGGGGTTCTGCATGATCTGCGTGGTCGACTTGCCCTCGGCGCTGGCCTTACTGCTGTCGACGATCAGCCACTCCTGCATGCCGCCGCGCCCGTAGTCCTCCAGCACGCCGCGTATGGCCCCTTCGTCGTAGCCGGGCACGCCGATGAGCGCTTCGAGGTCTTGCTGTCTGAGCTTGTGGCGCTCGATGAAGTAACCGTCATCGACGCCGGCGGATGTCGGCGACGGGTAGGCCATCAACGGGTCAACGCGTTCCCACTCAAGGCTCAACGTCTCCTTGAGCACCGGCTCCCAACCCTGCTGCGCCACCGGCGCGCCGGACGCCGTGCCCGGTGGCGCGATGGCGGGCGGCGCGGCGGGCGTCTGCTCCCACGTCATCTTCAACCGGTTGCGGATCACCGGCCCCTTGAGGATGGCAGCGGGGAATGTCGTGAGGTCGTCGATGAAGGCGTCCAGTGCGTCGGGGAAGTCGCCCTCGACCATCTGGTCCTCCATCTTGCGCTCCATGTTGTCGGTCTTGCGCCGCGCCTCTTCGTAGAGGTCGTTGTAGAACTCTTCGCGCAACCCGGCCAGGAACTTGCGCAGCTCGGTCGGCGGCACCTGCTCGCCGGTGATCTGCATGTACAGCGACAGCTCGTCGATGGCGCGCTGCCTCAGCTCGGCCATGATGTCCGGCGGCAGTGTGGGCTGCGGCGTGGGCTTCAGCGTCCACGGCTTCTCGGTGCCGCTGCCCAGCAGCACGTCGCGCAGCCAGGCCGCAGCACCGCGACACTTCGCGCTCGTCAGCTGCAGATAAATCTCGGAGCCGCCCTGCTGGCGGATAACCGCGAGGCGGTCGGGCTCGTACTCGCCCCGGCGCTGGCGGATGGACTTGAACATGCGCAGCTCCACCGTCTGCTCGCGCGCGGTGCGGGCCATGGTCCAGCACTGGCGAACGTGGCCGGCAAGGCCCTGGATCACCGGCTGCTGCTGGGCGGTGTCGGCGGCGCGTTTGGCCTCTTCGGCGGCGACCAGCGCCGCGCCGGCGAGCTGCAGGATGCCCCCGACCATGGTCGGCGCGGTGGGCTGCTGTGTCAGCGACGGCGCGGTCGGCAGCTGCGGCATGGTCCCCGGCATGCCCGGCAGCGGCGGCATGCCACCCATGGGTGGCGGCACGGTGGTGCGCGGCGGCAGCGGCAGGCCTAGCATGGTCGTTCTCCTCGTAGCGACGTCAGTTGTAGCAGTAGGTGGCCGGGCGAATCTTACGCGCCGGCGCGGTCAGCTTGCCCCCGCCCACCAGCCCGTGGTCGGCGTGCAGGCATAGGTACTGGAACGAGTCGGCGACGTTGGACGCCATGTCCTTCTTCGGCAGCGGCGCGACGTCGCCCTTCTTGCTGACCTCGTAGTGGTAGCGCCCGCGCAGCGCGCCGATGAGGTCCTTGCAGCCCTGCGGGTCGAACAGCACCGCCGGCCCGCCGTCGATCTGCCGGGTCAGGAAATTGTCCACCGCGCCGATGCGCGTGGCGATCATGTTGGAGCGCGCCGCGATGATGCGGAAACCTTCCCGACGAAAAATGTCGAAGACACTTCTTTCGTCGGACTGCGCGCGCTGCTGCCCGGCCGGGTCGCCGATGACAATCTGTGGAATGCCTGGGAACTTGGTGGCCAACAGCGGCTTCAATTTTTCCCTGATGAACCTCTGCGCGCCCATGTCGGAGGTGGCGAGCGAGGCGAAGGTGAGCAGGCGGCCACGGGGGTCGAGCTGGCCGATGCTGGCAGCGGGCTTCAGGCCGAAGTCACAGCCGATGAGCAGCGGGTAGCTCCCGGCTTCGAGGATGCCCGCTTTCCACATTTTGGCGTTGATGGGCTGCAGCGGCTGCTTGGAGACGTGGAAGTCGGGACGGAAGGAGCGGTGCACCGGCTGCCCGGCGAGCGAGCGGCCGAACTGGGCGTTGATGTAGACGTCGATCCACTCCTGCGTCTTGCCCTCGGCCAGGTTGGCGTAGTAGTCGGTGGGCAGGTAGTGCAGCCAGTCGGCGCGCTCGTCGAAGCCGCCGGGCTGGAAGAAGCAGGAGACGTTGGACGGCGGGTCGGTGAGCAGCGTCTCCCAGTAGCTGTCCATGTCCGGCGGGTTGCTCATTCCCCATAGGTGCTTGTTGGGCGTGCCGTCGTCGCAGACGCAGCCCGCGACAGGATTGCCCTTACTGTCAACGCCCCACTCGGCGCGATGCGGCACCAGCATGGAGTCCGGGTAGCGCCCGAGGCGGCCCTGCATCACCTCGAAGATGTCGGGCATGATCTCGCGGAACTCGTCGAAGATGGCGAACGACGCTTGCAGCGAGAGCAGCCGGCGCACGTCGTTGGCGTCATCAAGTCCACGGAACAGCACCTCGCACTCCACCGGGCGCTTGTCGCTGCCGATGAAGCGCAGCGCGAACTTGGAGTCGGTCTTGGTGTACAGCCCCGCCTCACCATCCGGGAACCACTTGAGGAAGTCGGGGATGCTGGTGTCGCGCAGCATCGGCGTGGAGTTGCGCACCCACACTGCCCTGCTGCGCCGCACGCCGTCACGACAGGGAGCCATCAGCCCGGCGTGGTAGGCGATTTTCATCAACCCGGCCGTAGTCTTGGTCGAGCCCATCGGCCCGACGATCAGGCTGATGAAAGCGCGGCTGGCGAGGAACGGCTCGACCGACTCAGGCGGGAAGTACTGCAGAGTCATGGTCGATGGTCAGCGGCGCGGCGGGTCGGCTCTGCGGGACCGGCGGCGGCGAGGAGAAGTTGATGGAGATGCTGAAGCCGTTGCCCTGGGCCGCCGCGTTGAAGTTGGGCTTGGGCTCGACGTCGCCGAGTTTGGCCGCGAGGCGGATGAAGTCCATCTTCTGCGGCAGCGTGGCGTCGTGGCCGCACACCGCCAGGTAGGCGCGCTGCAGCACGTCCTCGGCCATGAAGGCGCTCTTTATGCGCAGCGTGACGCCGGTTTGCTGCAGCTCGGTGCGCTTGGCTTCGAGTGCGGCCTGCCACGGCGGCCAGTTGGAGAGCGCGGCGAACTCTTCCTCGTTGAAGCCGTAGCGCTGGGCGATGTCGAGCGGCTCTTCCAGCCCGGTGGCGATCTGCAGCAGCATCTCCGGGTTGATGTCGACCGCCTGCTTGGCCGGCGGGTCGTGCGGCAGGATGTCGAGGATGTCGAGCACGGCCATGGCGACGGCTACTTGTGGTCGGCCTTGGGGTCGTCGATGTCGTAGACCGCGAGCGTGATGCGGTTGGACTCGGTGACATCGACGACGGCGTGCTCGCCCTGCTTGAGGATCAGCTCGGCGAAGTCGCTCCCGGCGTAGCGGCGCAGCAGCACGTCGCCATCGACGGCGGTGACGTCGAGCGTGCCTTCGCGCTTGGTGATCGGCTCGCTGGTGGCGACACCGGCGGCGGGCGCGCCGAGGTCTTCCTTCATCTTGTCGAACATCAGCCCGAGCACTCCGGCGACGTCGGCCATCTTCGGCTCGCAGTCGGGACCAACTTCGAGGTCGATGCTCTGGCCCGCTTTCATGACGTGGCCGTCGTGCTGCTGGCCGAACGGATAGACGTTGGCCACGCCGGCGGTCACTGCGATGCTGAACTTCGCCATGTCGGTTCTCCTCTAGTCAGAAACTGGTGGGTTGGGCCACGGAGCGCACCAGCGCCATGATGCCCTGCTGCAGGTGGGTTGCGCCGATGCTCACCCAGCGCTGGTCGAACTGCTTGGGGTCGCTGGCCGCGCGCAGGGCGGCCACCAGAGTGCCCAGGCCGTCGCCCGCCGCCTTGATCTGGTTGATCAGCTCGGCTTCATCGGGGTTGAGCTGGCGGTAGCCGGTGATTTTCGGTTGGATGAAAGTGTCCACGGGGCCTTTTGGTTGGGGGTCGGAGGACGTGAGGTGCACATAGTGCACCTCACGGCTTGGCGTTGTCTACCAGGCGGCACCCCTTGGCTCGGTTCTCGGCGTCCGTCATGACCTGCAGGTTGTGCTCGTTGTGCAGGCCGGAGACGAGCTTCGAGCGCAGCGGCACGATGTGGTCGACCACCCACTTAACGCCAGTGGCCACGGTCAGGCGGGCGGCGTTGCGGTAGTGCTCGGCAATAGCGTCAGCGTTGGCCCACGAACAGGTGGCGTGCGGGTAGTAGCGCCGCATCCGCTCAAGCGCGGAGTTGGCGTTGCTGTACACCCGCTGCTCGATTGGGTCCTTCGGTGTTCCTGCCGGTAGGCGCGCGGGGGGCAGAGCGTCGAAGTCGGCTTGGTCGACGGTGAAACTCGGTTCGTCGAAATCGAAGCGGAGATCGTCGTCGAACTCCATCATTCACCACGCACGGACAGCGAGTTGTTTTTCAACGCGTTGGCCAACTTCGCCGTCGCCAGCCGAATCAATGCGCCGACCGAGGTCTGCCTTTCCTTCGCCTCTACCTGCAAAAGGGTCAGCGTCTCTTTGTCGATGAGGAAGTTGTAACGGACTTTGGTGCTCGGCTCTTTCATGTTAAGTACCTCTTGGTGATGGGTAAGAAGTAAGTATACCTCAAAAATGTATAACAAGGGAAAAATTGAAGATCACGTTTACGCGGTGGGTGACATAGCCTGGGCCGGGCGGGGGGGTTGGCCCACCGGGGCACACGGGTAGCCCATTGGTGCAGTAGCAGTGCGGCAACCTCCAAAGCCGTGAAGGTTTCATGCGGAGCGTGGACGTTTGGGATGGCGCGGTGCCTCAATCACCATAAGGGCCGTTGGGCCGGTGGGCATAGGGCTGTGCGTTCGGACCTTACGACGCGGGATTGGCGCGTGCCTTGGCACCTGCGCGCCCCGACCCGGCTACCGGGAACTGGCTACCAGAACATTGATGCCAGATGACGAGCAAACCCCGCTCACGTCGCGCCATTCGAGAAAATGGAATGTTTGATTACCTGCGCGCATCGTCCGGTTGCCTAGCACCGAATCGAAGCTAGGTCGAAGCCAAATCTGTGATGCTTTACGGGTTACACGCAAAGCGAGTTCTCGTCGGATCACTCGCCCATAACGTGTAACCCGCTTTCCTCTGCGGCTTGCGGTACGAATTGCAGGCCGCAGAGGATAAGCGGGTTACTGACTCAATCAAGTGAGGCATCACATGGCACAAGTTCCGAGCAAGTTCAAGCTGTTGGAATCCACGCAGTTCAAGGCTCTGGTCGGCAAGATCGGCCGGACGCAGGCCACGCTCACCGCCGATATCCAAGTGGCGGCTGTGCAGGCCGTGGCGCACTCCATCCTGCACGGCAACATCATGCCCGCGAGCCAGCTGTACGGCGCGATGGGCAAGTCGATGCGGAAGGACAGCCTGCTCGCGTGGCTGGAGACGTACGGCTGCGTGGTCTGGTCGACCGTCGACAAGGTGATGAAGTACGACACGACGCGCAAGGGCAAGATGGAGTTCGACGACGAGGTGGCGGAAGTCCTGCTCGCCACGCCGTGGAACACCGCCGTGCGCCAGCCCGAGGCGGTATCGAAGTTCGATATCGACCAGATGTTCGACAAGTTCCTGGCGAAGTGCCGCAAGATCGCCAAGGACGCCGAAACCGACAAGTCGATCAAGGTGGCGAACGTCGAGCTGCTCAACGTCCTGTCGAGCGCGTCGGCCCAGTACTTCGACGCCAAGGCCAAGGTCGAAACGCCGAAGCCGAAGCAGTCGAAGGGCGAGAAGCGCGCCGAAGCCAACCGCGCCATCAAGGTCGAGGTCGAGGCCCAGCAGCGCGCCGACAAGTTCAACGAGCGCGTCGTCGAGCCGACCCTGCACCTGCAACAGCAGCCGCAGTCCTAACCAACGCAGTAATCACAGAGGTGGCCGGGGAGCGCAGGCTCCCTGGCCGCCTAACCAGTGGGTGGCCAAGCTATCCACTGGTTAGGCGTTGATGTATCAAACGTAGATGTGGATGATTACCACATCAATCGCAGATCACAGAGGAGGTTCAACGATGGTACAGCGCGTCCCTTCGTTCGCTGGCAAGTCGCATCGCCAGTCAACTGAGTACGACACACCATATAAACACACACGCCACGACAAGTTGCGGGGGTTTTACAGCCCCCGCAACGCGCCGCACGGGGGCGTGGTGACGACGCGACCGGCCACGCAGGTCGAGGTTGGGCCCGGCCACGAAGAGCCCAAGAGCGCTTACAACGAGCGCATGGCTAGGTATTTCAAGAGGTTAGGTGCTCGCTGATAGTAATTTGCGAGGCCTAATCCACCAACAAGGTTAGAGGCCCAGTTCAAAGGGCCACTAAGTCACTGATTCGGCTGGGCGGGGGTTGGCCACAAGTGCCTTCTTCTTCTATATATTATAATATTTTAATATAGATGATGATTTAGGGTACGCGTATGCGCGCGCGCGACCCTAGATTATATTTCCCGATTGTGCCCCCATGGTCTCCCCCCCTCCCCCTCACTCCTATTGGCACCCTATAGGAAAAGCAAGAAAGGACCACCAAGAACC